TCTGTTGTTGCATTGATTGTACCTCTAGTGAAATTAGGCACAACACTCTCAGCATAAACGGGAGTACATATGACTCCCGTTGCTAAAAGCAAAGCGGGAGTTAAATGTCTCATTTGAATACGCTTAATTCAATGGATCTTTGAGCAGTAGCACTTGTACCAGCACCACCAGCAGTAACAGTAGGAACGCCAGTTGGTGAAAGAGTACCTGCGAGGGATCCTTTCTCACCACCAACTTGAGTTACACTATCTCCGTAGAGATTTGGTGTTCCAATAACACCGTTGGTGACTGTTTGGGTAGTAACAGGAGTATCAGCAGCATTGAAACTTTCCGAGAAAGTAAATGCTTGGCCTGGAGTATTAATGTCGTAGGTTCCAGCACCACCCACACCACCAAAGGATGAGGATTGGATATTGGTTCCTGACGCTGAATAGGAAGCACCAATTCGGGTTGATTGAACAGCGGCACCATCAACTTTCAATTGAACGGAATCAGTGATTTTAGATGTAATTTCAGCAGCATTAACTGGAATTGCGAAGAATAACGAAAAGGCTAATAGAAGTCTTTTCATTTTCTTATTGTGAATAAACACTGGAAGTATTTATGAAATTATTTAAAAATAAGTTGAATAAAAATAACAAATAATAATTATAATACTTTGCCAAATTACGGCAGAAACGATAAAATTAATTTTTCCATAGTCTCATCATAAATATTGGAATCTATGAAAAAACTTTTAAATACTAATATTAATGTGATTACTTCAGAAACACCATATAAACTAGCAGAAATTATCCGCGATACTTGGCCTGGACTTTACAGACCACCAGTAAAGACCTATAATAATCAAAAGACCTTAAGTAATGAAAAAGTACAACAGTGAAGATTACTTTTCAGTCATCGAAATAAAGACTGGAAGAAAGATTGCAGATTGTGGTGAAGAGTCCGATGCTCTTATGATGGTTTCATTCGATCCACAAAATAGAACCATTACAAGAAACAAGTTTATGATGGGACAGGTTGTTGATATTGAGATTCCAAAAGTACTTCCGACAACAGAAATTGTAGCAGTTCATAATGTAAGTTCAGAAAGATTTGATGAGTATATTGGTAACTTATTTGAACCAAAACAAATCAAACTTCCTGAAGGACAAGGAAAACCTATTAAGATATGACAAAAGAAAAATTTATTATTTATGATGATGTATTACCTTCTGATATTTTTAAAAAAATATCAGAAGATATAATTGGTAATGGATCTATTCCTTGGTATTATACTAAAAATGTTAGCAATAACGGAATAGAAAAAGTTTGTTATTTTACTCATCTTTTTTATTATTATGAACACTTTACTCCACAAAAAAGTAATTGGTACGATTTATTGATACCAATCCTAGAAGTTTTAAATTGTAAATCATTAATTAGAATAAAAGGAAACATATATCCAAGAACAGATGTATTACATCATAACTTAAATCATATAGACTATGATTTTTTACATAATGGAGCTATTTTTTATTTAAATACCAATGATGGATATACAATAATAAATGATGAACATAAAATAGAGTCTATAGAAAATAGACTTTTACTTTTTGATCCAACAGTTCCTCATTGCAGTACTAATTGTACAAATGCTCAAATTAGAGCAAATATTAATTTTAATTATTTTTAATCTTTGATGAATTATCATAAAAGAAAACAAGCGGAGAATCAAAAAAAGAAAAGGATGTACACACCTGACGGATACATTGCGGATCCCCCAGATGCAAAATGTCCTTATTGTGGGGAAAAAAGAAAACCTTGTTCTTATGTAAATAGCTTAAGTCGTTCTTGGGCAAGGAGTGCGTGTTCAAAAAAACACAATGGAGAAAAAAAGCATACATAAGTTTAGGTTGCATTAATCTATGGATCTCTATACTTCCCCTCAAGGATATCTTTACAATCTTCAAACTTCATCAGCACAAGAAGCAAGAAGACTTTGGAAAAAATCCATAAAAGAAGAGTGGAATAATAAATGTGCTTATTGCGAATCTGAAGAAAATTTAACAATAGATCATATTATTCCCCAATCTAGAGGAGGAAATAACTTTATTAGTAATGTAATTTGTTGTTGCGAATCTTGCAATAAATCAAAATCACATACTGATTGGGAAGAGTGGTATAGATCACAAAGTTTTTTTTCTGAAGAAAAAAGAATAAAGATACATAATTGGACTATTGTAGAGTCTAAAAAAAATTTATACAAGTATAGACAAAGAAGAAATAATGCATCATAATATAAAAAATTTTATCACACAGTTATTTTTATGAGATTTACAGTTTACTCAAAAGGCGGTTGTCCTTATTGCGATAAAGTAAAAACAGTACTAAATTCATTGAAAGAGTCTAAAGGACTAGATCTTGTTACTTATGAGTTGGGTAAAGATTTTAATAGAGAAGAATTTTATGCAGAGTTTGGTGTTGGATCTACATTTCCTCAAGTAATATGCGAAAATAATCATTTAGGTGGATGCCGTGAAACAATTCAATATTTACAAGAAAACAATATTATTTGATCCTATCCTAAATAAAAATGAAAACCACGATATAAATCGTGGAGTTGAATTAATGCTTCGCAGGAGGAGAGAGCAAGATCAACCAGAACTTGAATCTAAAAAGTTCAATTTTGGAAAGACTTTCTCTCTTTTTGGAAGAGAGATAGACTTTAGGATTGAATTATTGATAAAGAAAAAAGTTAATCTCTCGGAGGAAGAAAAATGTTAGCAGCAGAACTCACAATTTTTTCTTTAGTTACATTTTTATTTTTATTAGTGGGAGGAGTAATTGGTTGGCTAACAAAACAACACGTATACAGTACTCAACAATTACAAGTATACACACATCCAGAAATGTTTGATCAAAATGGGAACATAATTCCCGATGAAATACTAGCAGTGAGGTTTGAAAACGATTATGAGCACACAGACGAAGACGACGAAGACGATTAAAACAAAAGCAGGTACTGCAGGAGTAATTACTAAACTCCCTCCAAAACCACTTGCATTTGAAGTTTTGGATCTTGTCTCAAAACAAAGATCTAATGCAAAAAAAGTAGAAATACTCAAAGAGTATGAGCACGATTCACTGAAAGCAATTTTCATTTGGAATTTTGATGAAAGTGTAATTTCTATGCTTCCTCCTGGAGATGTTCCTTATTTTGGTGATGATAATCCAGAAACTTCAACAATGACTGAAAGAATTAATCAGGCAGTTTCTTCAATGAAAGAATTGGGAACAAATTCTGTTGGGGTATCTGATAAGTTGCATACTACAATTAGGGTTGAATATGCTAAATTTTATAATTTTATTAAAGGTGGAAATGATGGGTTGAGTATTCTTCGTAGAGAAAACATTTTTATTAATTTACTTCAGGGACTTCATCCATTAGAAGCAGAAATTCTTTGCTTGGTTAAAGATAAAAGACTACAAGATAAATACAACATAACAAAAGATATTGTAAGTGAAGCGTATCCTGATATTACTTGGGGTGGACGTTCGTGAGTAGAACGAAAGTAGTAGAGGAGAAGGAGGATATTATTATGAACTGGTCGCAAGAAGAAAAAAATAATATTCCTCCCAAGTATGGTTGCGAAATTATTTTAGAAGATACCACATTGGAAAATGCAAAAAATCCATCATATCCAAATGATGCTTATGTTATCTTCTATAAAATAGAAAATAAAACATCAATTGATCTTTGTAGAGGATCTAGAGTTAAAATATTTGATATGTATTATGATAAGTTTGGGCCTGGAGTTGTTCAAAAAATTGATTTTGGATATGGGAGAACTAATCCTAAACTTTGGGGATATAAAGCACCAGAAAAAAAGAAAAGAAAATAAAATATTGTAAATTTGTATAATAAGTTACAAATATATTTGACTATATAATGAGACAGATATTATAATATTTGTCTCGTTCATTCGCTATTCGTAAATAGCGAACGGAAGTAAGCCGACTCGGAACGGATCGTTCATCTATGGAAGCACTGTTCTTAACGTGTTTACAAGCAAACTTTCTTATTGGTAAAGTTATTAATCACCCAGAGTTAACTTATCAACAAAAAAATGATATTGTCTGGGAAATTAAACAAGTTTCAAAGAAAGGTTGTTTCCAAGACGCAAAAGCCGACTGAAGGAACGCTCTTTAACCTAACCATTAAGGAGAATCCCTATGTCTAAAGTAGTTTATCGCGGCATTGAATACGATACGCAAAAGCGTTTAGAGTATCAACAGCAGATGATGCAGCAATCCCAACAATATAATGAAACTTATCGTGGTGTTAAGTTCGTAAAGGAGGAGCACAAGTGAAAAAACTCAATGTACTTCAACTTATTAAAGAGCAGAAGCAAAAAGAAGAGAGGCGTCATAAAGCATCTCTTGCTACTCTAGTAGCATCAAAATAATTAAGAGGGGAACTTGACTTCCCCTCTTTTTTTGTGTATAGTTATTATGTCTATAAGTTTAAAAATGGACAAAGAAAAGGTAAGGTTGATTATCAAAAATATGGAACTTCTTTTATCATCTCTTAAAGATGAGTTATTGGAAGATAGTACTCAAGAAAATAAATTTTTAGATGATTTTGAAAGTAGTGGTCCTCCTATAGACGATTTTGATGAAGTGTTTGATCATTAAAAATTATGAAAACAAAGGATATTATTAAAGTTATTAAAGATACTTTAAAAAAAGAACAGTTTTTTTCCGATGAAGAAATAAGGTATTTGAAAAATCAATTGAAAGAAGTTGAATTTTTAAATAAACAGGAAAGAACAAAAAATAATAAAGGATTTGGAAACAACTTATAGAATAAGAGGTTATGGAAATTTTAAACGAATTTGAGTTTATGAAACCAGAAGTAAAACTAATCAGTGTTACTCCTGACGCAGAAAAGCATATGGCATATTGTGCTCGCGTAAGTAACCCTGCAAATCAAGAGAACGAAAAGTTCTCTGGACTGCTCAAGTATTGTATTCAGCATCAGCACTGGAGCATCTTTGAGCAAGCAACTATGACAGTAGAGATTAATACTACTCGTGGACTGGCGGCTCAAATCCTTCGTCACCGTTCGTTCACATATCAAGAATTTTCGCAACGGTATGCTGATACTAATCTTCTAAACAATACTATTCCTCTTCCTGAACTACGTCGTCAGGATACAAAGAATCGTCAAAACTCAATTGATGATATTCCTGACTATTTAAAACTGACCCTGACCGAAGACATCCGCGTTCATTTTGAGCAAGGTCTACGTCTTTACAATAGACTTCTGGAGAAAGGAGTAGCAAAGGAGTGTGCAAGGTTTGTACTCCCCTTGGCGACCCCCACAAGACTCTATATGACCGGTTCTGTGCGGTCATGGATTCATTATATTGATCTTCGCTCTGCACACGGTACGCAGAAGGAACATATGGAGATTGCAGAACTTGTTCGTTGTATCTTTACTTGTCAGTTCCCTGCAGTATCTGAAGCACTTGGTTGGTCTCGTAAAGGATGTACAGAGTGCGTGGATGCACCCTCAATAACTATAGAATAAATATTTTTGTATATAATTGATACTAATGCCAACATATAGATTCCAAAACACAGATACGGGTGAAATTTTTGAAAAATGGATGTATATGGCAGAAAGGGAACCTTATCTTAAAGAACATCCAAATATTGTACAAATGCCAACTATTTTAAATTCTGTAAGTTCTGTTGGTGATTTTCAGAACAAAACAGATGGAGGATGGAATGAGGTACTTCACAAAGTATCTAAAGTTCCAGGAGCTACAGTAAAACCCTACAAGTAATTTAATGGCAAGAAAAAGAAGAAACAATGACAATCATCCAATTGGAGTTGGAATGACTGCCAAGCAGATGAAAAGAAGAAAACCAATTAGTTCCGATTATTTGATTGATATTGATCCTTTAACAGAAAATCAGAAAAAACTTTTTGATTCTTATTCTGAAGGAAAACATTTAGTTGCATATGGATGTGCAGGAACTGGTAAAACATTTATTACACTTTACAATGCATTAAAAGAAGTTCTTAATGAAATTACTCCTTATGAGCAAATTTATATTGTTCGTTCTTTAGTTGCAACCCGTGAGATTGGATTCCTTCCAGGAGACCATGATGATAAGTCTGCTCTTTATCAAATTCCTTATAAGAATATGGTAAAGTATATGTTCCAAATGCCCAGTGATGCTGACTTTGAAATGCTTTATGGTAATTTAAAGCAGCAAGAAACAATTAAGTTTTGGAGTACTTCTTTTCTTCGTGGATCAACTTTAGATAATTCTATTATTATTGTCGATGAATATCAAAATCTCAATTTCCACGAACTTGATTCTATAATTACTCGTGTTGGTGAAAATAGTAGAATTTGTTTTTGTGGTGATGCTTCACAATCAGATTTGGTTAAGACAAATGAAAGGACAGGCATTAGTGATTTTATGAATATCTTGAGAAAAATGCCATCATTTGATATAATTGAATTTGGTGTTGATGATATTGTCCGTTCAGGACTAGTCAAAGAATATATTATTGCAAAGATGGAAGCAGGTTTTTGATGTTTAATCACGTTGAATTGAATCTTCCTCAACTGGAGAGGGAAACTATTGAAGGAGTTCGTTATTATAAAGTTCCAACAGAGGAAGAACTTATCCGATTGGTATCTATTACCTCTGTAACTAGCCATTTCAATAAAGAAATTTTTATTAAATGGCGCAAAAAAGTTGGCAATGAGCAAGCAGAGCGTATTACAAAAGCGGCAACAAGTCGCGGAACTGATATGCATACACTTGTTGAGCAGCATCTTAAAAATGAAGAGTTACCGAAAGTTCAACCTCTTTCTGATTTTCTTTTTAAGATTGCTAAACCACAACTTGATAGAATAAATAATATTCACGCTCTTGAAGGGTCGCTATATAGTAGGCAATTAGGTATCGCTGGGACAGTAGATTGTATCGCTGAATATGACGGCGAGTTGGCAATAATTGACTTTAAGACTTCTAAAAAACCTAAACCAAGAGAGTGGATCGATCATTATTTTGTTCAATGTATGGCATATGGATGTATGCTTTATGAATTGACTGGTATTTCAGTTAAAAAACTTGTAATTATTATGGCTTGCGAAAATGGAGAATGCATTGTTTATGAAGAACGAGACAAAACAAAATACATTAAACTTCTCACAGAATACATTAGAAAGTTTGTTAGAGATAAACTTCAGGAATATGGATGATCAAGTAAAAGAAGAATTAAACACAAAATTTTTGTGTCCTCAAAAATTTGCACAAGAAATTGAAAAGATTGTAAAAGAATCTAAAATTAATTATATTGATGCAATTGTCACTTATTGTGAAGAAAATAGTATTGAGGTCGAGAATATATCAAAACTAATTTCTAAACCATTAAAAGAAAAACTAAAGCATAATGCTATAGAATTGAATTTTCTTAAAAAAACTACAAGAGCAAAATTACCTCTTTGATAAAGTGACTCCATTTGAAGTTTATAAAACATATCTTGCATTTAAAAACCATTTTTCAAAAAAGAATTACGATTATTTCAAATATTGTGGAAAGTCTAGAGCTTCTCTAGACTCTTTTCATAAGAGGACTGATAGATATTTTTTTGAAAGAACTTCTAGACAAAAAACTGATAATGAAATTAAAGCATATTTTGTAGCAAACTTTTCTTCCTGTGATGATCCACAATCACTATGGATAGGTGAAATCATCAGAAATGGTGAATCTGTATATATGGATTGGTTAAAAAAAATTCAAAGTTTATTTTATACATTTAAAACAGAAGTAGAAGTTTTTATTCAAAAAGAAAATTTTAAAAATTTATTTTCCTGCAAAAAAGGAAGACACCCAGAGATACTTAAAAAATATCTTGAGGGTGTCATTAGTTTAGAAACTATTGTAATACTCGATTTGATTTTAAATTATACATCTACATTTGATAAGCGTCTTGATGACCCTGTGTGGGAAACCGTAAGTTTAAAAATATTTAAGTATAAACCATTTCTAAATATTGATGTAGCAAAATATAAAGAAGTACTGCGGGAGATCGTATTGTGAGCTCTTTTTTTGAATCCGAACTTGTAAGGGAATCTTTATTTGAATTGGATGATCTTCAAAATCAACTTTTTATTGATGTTATGAATCTTCCTTTCCTTGATAAAGAAGGGAAAAAAGAGCATTTAGAAAGAATGAAAGAATTTCTTGAAAAACAGAAACTTTTTATATTTCGGTTATCTTTATCTGATGATCCAGAAGCAGTGGAAATGAAAGAAAAAATTATAGAGTCCGCTAAAATGTTTGGTTTAAAAGACGGACAAAATATCAATGATTTTTTCAATATTATGGAAAACAGCATAAAAAAACTTGAAGACAGCCTTGACATTTGACAAGGATTTTGCTACAATTAATACGTACCAATACGGCACACACTTTCAATACTACTAATACGGAGAATACGAATGGGATTTGCTGATCTTAAAAAGCAATCAAAGATGGGTTCACTTACCGAAAAACTCATCAAACAAGTTGAGAAACTCAACGATTCTGGTTCCAAAGATGACGACCGTTTTTGGAAACCTGTTATGGATAAGAGCGGTGTAGGTTCCGCAGTTATCCGTTTCCTCCCTGCCCCCGAAGGTTGTGAACTACCTTGGGCACAAGTATGGTCTCACGCATTCCAAGGTCCTGGTGGTTGGTTGATTGACAACTGCCTCACCACTCTTGGTCAACAATGTCCTGTTTGTGAGAAGAACCGTGTTCTATGGAACTCTGGTTCTGACCGTGACAAGGAAGAAGCACGTAAACAAAAGCGTAAACTTTCCTACTTTGCTAATATTTACGTTGTAAAGGATCCTGCCAATCCAGATAATGAAGGTAAAGTATTTCTTTATAAGTTTGGTAAAAAAATCTTTGATAAGATTATGGCAGCAATGCAACCAGAATTTGATGATGAGCAACCAATCAATCCTTTCGATTTCTGGACTGGTGCTAACTTCAAACTAAAACTTGTTAAGAAAGATGGTTACTGGAATTATGATAAGTCCGAGTTTGCATCTCCTTCTGCTCTACTTGATGGTGATGATGATGAACTTGAAAGCATCTACAAATCTCTGAACAATTTGAATGACTTTACAGACGTGAAAGAATTCAAATCATATGATGATCTGAAGAAGCGTCTTGAGTATACTCTTGGTCTTCGTGGTGTTCCCAAGAATCAAGATCCTGAAGTTGTTGCAGAAGAGGAAGAATGGGAAAGAGAGCGTCGTGGTGAAACTACATCCAACACTAGCGTACAATCTTCAATCTCTTCATCTGATGATGGAGAAGATGAAGATGATGCTCTATCATACTTTCAAAAACTAGCAGAATCATAATGAAGATTATAGTTCTTCTTTTTTTGATTTTATTTTCTTCCCCATCTAAAGCTATAACTTGGAATCAATTTTGGAGACCATTCAAAAATAATGGATATTATCCAACTTATTATGTTCCAAGATATTATAATGTTTGCAGAAGAGAAATATATCGTGAAGAATATGTCTCTGGGGATGGTATAAATGAAGGTTATATAAAAAGATGGACTGAAGTTCAAAGATATTCTTGCTAAAAAGAAAGGGGAGCATATGCTCCCCTTTTTACTTGAGACGAGAGTTATAAACTCTTTTTGTTTTTTTATCTACGAATTGACTTGAAGTATCATAGACCATCATATTCTTAACATCTCCAACAAAAGCACCAAGATATTCTGGTTTTAATACAAGAATTTGTCTTTTTTCATCATTTAATTTTGTTTCGTATGCCAAATTAGTCACTACTTTGATGGAGTTTGGAGCACTAAAAACTATTTCATTATCTATGTAATTTAATTCGTAAGATTTGGTTGAAAACTTTACATTTAGACCTTCTAGTGGTTCTGCCATTTCTTTATTTTATTGCTCTTTGAATTTAAATACTGGTACTATTCTTCCATTTCGGAACTCGCCAACAACTTCATATAAAGTATCTGGAATTTCTACATCAAGAGGTCCAATATAATCATCAATTGTAATTCTATATAATTGGCTTCTTCCTGTTACAATATTTATACCACTCCACGATGCAGGCCAACCATCATAAGTATTGTTTATAGTTAATTTTACACTTTGATTGTCTCTAGTATATGCATAAAAATTTGAAGTTGTTGCTGTTACCTCTGGAATGATTATTTCTACATCATTTGTTCTTGTTCCTACTTTGAGAACTTGATTTAAATTGACTGTTACTACATTTAATGCTTTGTCTGCTGGGAATGCTGGTAAAATATAATCTCTCCCGAGATCTGATATAAAGTCAAAAGAAGTTAATGGATCTACTAATAAACCACCAGGAATAATTAGTCTATTATAAGTATCTCTAGTTTCTACTGTTTCGTAGTGATGTGCTTGATATAAATTTTCTTCAGATCCATATTTTTCTAAAACATAATTATTAAATGATTCGGTATCTAAAGGCCAGTCATTTTTTATGTTTGTAATATTATTTGTTATTAAAATTACCCAGTCTAATGAAGGATCATTATATAATTTTTCAGCAACTTGATCTGGTCTTTCGCCATCTTCTACTTGATAATAATTAAATGCTGTTATTGCATTCTTAATATCCTCACGAAGTTTTGGTCTCTTGAAGATATTTTTTACTTTTATATAATCTCCATTAGATTTCCTATCTGGAGATTGTGAAAGATATTCAAGATCTGGTAGTTCTCTGAAATAAGACATCTTTAGTAACCTATGTCGTCTGGACCAACTTTTGGATTGTCATTAACTGCGACTGTTTCTTGATAGTCACTTTCGTAAATAGGCTCAAGTTCTTGGAAGTCCATTGCTAAAGCTAGTGATACTGGTTGACCACCATCATATGCTGCCCAAGTTCCATCTGGTGCATAATTTGCAGATAATCCAGTTAAAGCACATATCTTAAATTTATTTAATCCTGGAATTGATCTTCCTCCAGATTTGTACTCTAATTTAAATACATTTGGTGTTCCTAAAAATAAAGAACTTGCACCAGAACCATTTTGAGCATTTTGTTTTCTTGCCGCCATTCCTTGTTTAAAGAATCTTATTATCTTTCTAATTTCTAATGCTTCCGTTTCACTTCTTGGACTCATACGATATGTAAATCTAAATTGTCTTAATGTTGGTCCATTGAATAATAATTCAAGGTTTGCATTAGGAACAATTCCATATCCTCTTGATAGGATTGTTTCTGGTGCTACGTCAAATCCTGCATTTTTAAGAAGAAAAGAGGTTATAAGTGCAGATATATCCTGTCTTCCCATTATATTTTGAACATCAAATCCAGTAGCTGCCGCGATTGTTCCAATTTGATTTGCAAGTTGAGGAGAAATTCCCGTAATCATTGATGCTACTTGTGTTGCGAGTTGACCTCCTATAGCTTGATTGGGATTTTGTTGTACATATGAGGTAACTGCTGCATTGATATTGCTCATCGTATTTCCACCTCCCCAATCTACCCCATTGGAATCTTGTACTCCGCTTGGAATTGGGAGTATTACTGTTCCTTGATAATCTTGTATGGCACTGTTTCTTTGTAGTCCTTGTAAAAAAATGTTTTTATAGTCACCACTAGTAAAAGAATCTTGGTTTGGTGCTTTATAGCGATACTGTGATATTTGTAGAGTATCTTGCTGAAGTTCTAAAATATCAGATGGGTATTTCCAAGTTCCACCATAAACACTTTTTGCATTTACACTAGCAAAACTATTATTAATTGAAATTGGATTTACTGGAGATAATATTGATCCTGCACCTGGAATTGGTGGTGTTGCTCCTGGTGGTGCAGTTGTTGATCCTGGTGCTTGCCCAAATTGAGATGATTGCGCCCAAGATGGCAATTTCAATCCTGCAGCATTGCCACCAGCATTTTTGTGAGAAGTATTAACTGAATTCTGTATTTGTTGATATAATGTATTTCTTTCTTGTGTTGTTACTCCGAGATTATCTAAAAAGTCTGTTCTAAAATTTCCATTATAAAATATTGGAGTTGTACCAATTGCCAATAAACCATCTTCTACAAGCTGTACATTTCCATTTGTGGGGTCATACTGAAGCTTAAAGTTTTTTCCTTGCTTTGTATAATATGGTTTTGGTTTTATATCTTGAAAAGCCATTTATGGAGCGTCCCAAACTTTTGTTTTGAATACTGGTTGACCCCTTTTATCTACAAATTTTTCAGTCGGGAGTAATGAAATTTCTCTCCATTCATTTTTTGGAATCTTAAAGAAGTCTGTCATAACACCAGAGAACAAATAACGATGTAGTGTTTTCTTTGGTGCGTTTACTATTCCTTCTTTATTTAGATAAGATTCTGCTATCCCTCCACGATATTGTGGGTTTAGGTAATGAAGATTTGATCCAAAAAACCAACCTTGTCTTGGATTTACTTCAATTATGTAGGATAATGGGTGTTGGTCCCAATAATCATATCTTTGAGGATATGCAGCGGAATACATAAAAAATACTAAATCGCCAGGTTCAATAAAAAAAGTATCTAATTGGCTTGTATTTTTTGTCTGATAATTTCTCAATTCATTCATTAAAGAATTAGTCCACCAAGATGTGCTTCTGTATTTTTTGCCAGCACTGTTTATAATTGATTCTGCTATCATTTTACTGGTATTCCTAATTCCGTTTCTGTTAAAATTCTAAACTCATATTTTCTATCAGCACACCATTCCTTTGCTGCTTTCCATTTTGCTTGGTTTACTGCCCAAATTTTTACTTGATATGCCCAAGATTTTGTTTTCCTTTTTGGATTTGTATCTGGTTCTTTCAAATCTTTTTGTGGTTTTATTTCCACAACTAAAGTTCTATTGTTCCCATTTTTATCTTTATATTTAACAAAAAAATCTGGGAAGTATCTATGGACCTTATTATCTATAGGGGAAATGTATGGTATAAAAAATTCTTCAGATTTCCAGGAATTGACATTTTCTGTTAAGTCACAATATTGCATAAATTTTAATTCATATGAAGAACGGTAAACAATATTGGTAGGATCTCCACCATATTTTTTAGGGTTTTGTGGACGATACTTTCCTTGCCTGTATTTACTATCTTCGTTGCGTGGCATACATATTATAGGTACTTTTAGAAAATATTTATAGATGGCTAATGAAACCTTCGGAGCAGGAAAGCCCGAAATAGGTCCTCTATACGTTAAGATGACTACGCCCAGGTCTAGTGGAAGCGTAACACTTCCTGGTGCTTTAGACATATTTGGAAAACTTTCAATAAGCAGTCAGTTTAAAGTTGCTTTGCACTTAACTACTGGTGGTGATCCTTTGATGACTTATTTGAATGACCTCGAACTTACTAATGATGCTACAAAAAATGAACTTTATAATTTTTACTGTGCTGAAGCATCTTTACCAGGAGCAACTTTTGAATCTGCTACTGAAATTGGATCAAGGCAAGGTGTAGTTGAAACTTTTCCAACAAGAAGAGTTTATCCAGATTTTACTATGACATTTTATGTAGATAATGATTACAGACTCATAAGATTATTTGAAGAATGGATGAATTATATTAATCCACTTTATACTTCTGGGGGTCAACTTGCTGGTAGTCCAATTGGGCAGGGGCAAGGAAAAGATAATACAAATTTCTTTAGGTTTAAGTATCCTGATACTTATAGAAGAGTTATTTCTATTGTAAAGTTTGAAAGGAATTTTTTGAAAGACCCTCAATTTTCAGATAGAGGACAAGTGGGAAATGTTCCATCGTTAACTTATAGAATGATAGATGCGTATCCAACAAATATAACTGCAATACCTCTTTCATATGAAGGTAGCACTATTACAAAAACTACTGTAAGTTTTGCATATACAAGATATGTTATCGAAAGAAATAGAGGTACTCAAGATCTAAACTAAATATTTTTACTGACCTGGATTCTTTATGCCATTACCTTCTATTTCTACGCCAACTTATGAACTTGAGTTGCCTTCATCTGGAAAAACAATTAAATATAGACCTTTCCTAGTAAAGGAAGAAAAAATATTAATTCTTGCTTTAGAGAGTCAAGACACAAAGCAAATTACAAATGCTATTAAGCAAGTCTTAAAAGATTGTGTAATTACAAAAGGTATCAAAATTGATGAATTGCCAACATTTGATATTGAATATATCTTTCTGAATGTAAGAGGAAAATCTGTTGGAGAAACTATTGAATTAATAGTTACTTGTTCTGATGATGGCGAAACCCAAGTTCCAATTACTGTGTTTATTGATGAGATAAAAGTCCAAAAAAACCCAGAACATAAAACTGATATACAATTAGATCCAACTCTAATTTTGAGAATGAAATATCCTTCATTGGACCAGTTTATTAAAAATAATTTTGATTTTAGTTCTGATAAAAATTCATCAAATATTGATAAATCTTTTGAGATTATTGCATCGTGCATTGAAGGAATTTATTCAAAAGAGGATTCTTGGTCTGCATCTGATTGTACCAAAAAAGAATTAGTTGAATTTATTGAAAGTATGAATTCAAATCAATTTAAAATGATTGAAAAATTCTTTGAAACAATGCCAAAACTCTCACATTCAATTAAAGTTAAAAATCCAAAGACTGGAGTTGAAAATGAAGTTGCGTTGGAGGGACTGACTAGTTTTTTCGGTTAATTGTGGCTCATATGGATCTTGAGTCGTATTTTAGAATTAATTTTGCATTAATGCAGTTTCATAAATATTCTTTGACCGAGATTGAAAATATGATCCCGTGGGAAAGAGATATATATTTGGCACTTCTACAGCAACATATTGAAGAAGAAAAATTAAAACACCAACAAAATGGCAGTTAGTTCGCTCTTATCTCCAGAAAAAATAGCAAGATCTCCAAGAGGAACTATTCAAGATGCCCAGAATTTTATTTCTGGTGGATCTCCAATAGGATCTTCTCTTGTTCAGTCTGCATCAAATAAAATAGTAGGATTTCAGAGAGCAGAAGTAAGACCAGTTACTCCAGATATTAATTATATTATTAGTTCAATTACTAATAATATTTTATCTTCTGTTGATAATTCGATTAAAAATTCTACGCAAATTATTAATAATAATGTAGATAATAAAATAACAAATGTTACTGAAAGATTATCTAATGAGATTCAGAACGTTAGATCTACAGGTCCAGTAACTCAATTGCAAAATATAGTTCAAGTAGTTCAAAATAGAATTAATCAATCAATACAAAAAGTCATTGGTGACTTTAGTAATGATTATGCACAGAAAATAAGAAATATTGAAGAAAATAAACCATCACAAGTATTAGATAGATTTTTAAAAGTATATCGAAACGCTTTAGAATTTATTCAATTTTTTGGAAATCAAAAAAATGTAGATAGATTAAAATCAAATTTAGTAGCGTTAAAAACTAGTTTTAATGAAAGCTTTGAAGTTGCAAAATTAGTTCGTCAAGTAATTCTAAAAATTGTAAATCAACTTTCCAATCTTCCAAGGGCAACTCCCTCTGGAGGTGGATTGAATCTTGATGTTAATGTTCCTGGTTCCCCATTGAAGAAAGCAGGTGCTCCTGCAATGAAGGGAATGGGTAGAGGGAAAATGCTTGGACTTGGGGCTCTTGGACTTGGAGCAGCAGGACTAGGCGGTGGAGCAGTGGTTAATGCTCTTGCAGACTCAGAGCAGGTACAACCGCAGCAAGTGCAGACAGACATTCCTCAAAATTTAGTCGATAGATTTGGTGCAGTAGTCGATAGATTTTCAAATATTCTTGATGCTCTTGTTGGTAAGAAGAAAGAAGAAAATGTAACTGTAACTAGTTCTGGTGGATCTCCTTCTGGATCTCCAAAGACTAAACCTAGTTCTGGTGGAGGACCTACCCCTCCACCAACTGGTGAGATAAGTGGAAATCAGCAACAAATTGAATCTCAAATGTTTGATTATCTTAAAAAAAATTATGGAGAAAATGTTGCTTACGGCATGTTGTCCAATGCAATGAGGGAAAGTGGATATAGAACCAATGCACCAGAAGGTGGTTATTTTGGAATGTTTCAATTGGATAAAAATAGAGAAGCAAGATTTAAAGAATGGGCAAAATCCAAAAATCTTGATCCGATGAGCCATCAAGCTCAATTGCAGTATGGTTTAATAGAAGCACAACAACTTGGAACTTTAGAAAGAATGAAAGCAGCAAAAACACCAGAAGATGCTGCAAGTCTTTTTTATAATGAATTTGAAAGAGCTGCTTATAGCAAACCAATTGTTGGGTCTAGATACACACCTAATAATCCACACGAAAGAAAAAACAGACAATTTTTAGAGGACATAAGAAGACGCCAAGAATCAAGAGTTAAAGGTTCTACTAACCAAAAACAAATACCAGCACAATTACCATTGTCTCAAGTTGAAGTTCCATCAACAAAACCACAAGTTTCTGTGTCACTAGCACAAACACAAATTGCTCAACAAAGAGCAGCATCTGTTGCTCAACCACCTCCAACACAGGTAGCATCCAGTGTTAATGTTTTGCCAATTAATTTATCATCGACACAGCAGCAGTCTGGTGGTGGAGGACAGGTAATTTCTTCTCCACCATCTCAAAAAAATGGACCTTCTGTTCCATTACTGCCTTCTAGTAATCCTGATAATTTCTTGGTATTATACTCAAAAATCGTATATAACGTGGTTGATGGATAATGACAATTAAACTTAATTCTCCTTTAACTCAAGCAGCAAATAATATAGTTGCTCTCGGATCTCGCCAAAATAAATCAGTAAAAAGATTTATAGGCGAATATAATGATTTTATTAATGTTTTAAATCTTAAAAAAATTGAACTTGATAAAATTAAATTACCAGAGAAAAGGAAAATCAAAGAACTTGCAAATTTAAATATTGCGAGTACCTTTGGATCTCCCGGTGGTCTTCTTTCTAGTTTGTTTTCTGGCGCTTTAGATTTGGGTGGATTCCTTGGAAGTATGTTCCCGGGAAATAATAAAGTAGGAAGCCCTCAAAAATATGGAAATCCAAAATCACCAAAAGTTACACCAAAAGGTCCAAATATTAGATTTGGTGGATTTAAGGCATTAGGAGTTTTAAATGCATTATTTACTGGACTTGATTTCTATCAAGGAATGCAAGAAGGTGAAACAGTAACTCAATCTGCTTCTGGTGCTGGGGCATCTTTAGCTGGGTCTATTATTGGTGGTATTTTAGGAGCACCTTTAGGGCCATTTGGAGTAGTTGCAGGATCTGCTGTTGGTGGATTTCTTGGTGGATGGACTGGCGATAGGGCGTATGAATTGGCAACAGGTGGCAAAGGAGGTGTTTCCGAAAAACTAACTCAAAGACTAAAAGAACAAGAGTCAAAACAAAAAGCACTAGTTTCACAAGGGGATACTTTTGCTTCTGTTCTTGATAGATTTGAAGTTGCTATACAGAAATTTGAAAGAGGAGTTGCTGCGGGATTATTTGGAAATATGGAACAGCAGCAATTAGAACAACCATCTGGTTATGATGAAGAACTTCCCCCAGAAGAACAACCAACTCCACCAGATGAAAAGGGAGGTCATGTAAGTTATGGGAGTGGAAATGCAGAGTTTGGTGAAACTGGAAATGTTAGAAATTCTGCTGGATGGGTTCACGGACACTTTCAAGGTTCAAGTGAAGCAAGTGTTGTTAGAGATACAACAATAGTTGTTAAACAATTACTACAACAAGGTTCTCCAGTGTATTTAAAACCTGGTGTTGATTTGCTTCCAGGTAAAAAATATAGTGATGAAGAAATAAGACAATATGTTGAGGGTGCAAGACAAGCACATACTCATAGTGGAAGTGGAAAATCAATTGATGTTTTTGTGAGAAAGGGAACGAAAGTTCCTGTTTCACTTACGCAGGTTGGTCCTACTGGGAGTGATTATGGTGGATATGGAAGAGGCGGAATTGCTGGTTATATTCAAGGAACTGATACTTGGATAGGACATTTGAATCCAAATTCAAAATCTGGTTTGTCAGAAAAGAAAGGACAAATAAAAGGAACTGAAGCACCAAATGTAGATGTGGCAATGCAAGATAAAAATAAACCACAACAAAACAAAACAATTCCAAATCAAACATCTATACAGTCGGGGCAAAATTTACCTAATCAACCTAATAAATTAGAGCAAAGAGTTTTAAATGCACCTACACCACAACAGACATCATATGTTGCTCCACAGGTAGAAGTAAATCGCCAAGAACTTCAGAGTTATAAAGTAACTCCACAATATTATCCTTCATATAATCAGATGGTTTCCACTACAACCATTATGCCAATTTTGATGGGGTCTCAAGGAGGACAACAAAAACCAATTATTATACCAGTTGGTGGTGGAGATGGTGGATCCACTGTGTTTATTCCTCCACCACCGGAAGGTCAAATAGTAAATAGTCTTATGAAAACATTTTTACTAACTAATCTTTCTTCAAGCTAATGTCAGTTGCAGTAACAGGATTTAAATTTAATCAAGCGGTTATTGAAACTCTTGATGGATCAAAAAAGGTTGATATAACAAACTCTATTCTTTTTGCGGATTATTTTGAAGATATATTATCACCTTGTGTTACTATGACTATTCAATTGATGAATAGTTCATCACTTTTTAATATTTTACCAATTAGGGGGGGAGAGAGAATATCTATTAGTTTAGAAACAGTTTTTGGTAGATTCGAATTGGATGGAAATAAGTCGATGTATGTATATAAAGTCGGCAATATAATGGCGGAAAGTACAAATGAAATGCTGACTTTACATTTAGTTTCGAGAGAAGGATTGACAAATGAAACAAATAGATGCCTCAAAAGATATGAAGGCAATATAAAAGATACTGTTATTGATATTTTAGACAATGTTTTGATGACGGATAAGTATGAAGAAAAAAATATTGAAAAAACAGCAAATTCTTACGTCTTTATTGGAAATCAAAAGAAACCATTTCATATTCTAACTTGGTTATGTCCAAAATCTGTACCTGCTAGTACGCAGAGAGCAGGAACTCAAAAAGGAAATAATGCAGAAGCGAAGGGAGTTGCTGGATTTTTATTTTTTGAAAATCAAGATGGATTTAATTTTAGGAGTATGGAAAGTTTGGTTGCTCCAACTCAAATAGAAATTAGCTCTTCAGATAAAAAAGACATCCAGAGGTACATTTATACTCAAAAAGTTATAGAATCAAATGTAAAGGGAAATGAAAGAAAAATACTAAACTATAATTTTGAAAAAAATATAGATTTAATGAAGTCTTTACGTGTTGGTATGTACTCAAATAAAACTTATTTCTTTGATCTTTATGAAAATCGTTTAGATGCGATTACATATAAACTAAAAGATCAAATTCAAAATAAACTTGGTATTAATGATATTTCAGTATCAAAAGAATTTGGAGATTCTGTATCAAGAGTTTTAGTGAGAACTTCTGATCGTGGAGTTTTGCCAAAACTTGGATTATCGGAACCTTCAGGTAGAGATAATGCCGATATGGCTAAATCTTTCTCCAGATACAATTTATTATTTACTCAAGCACTAAATATGGTTGTACCATGTAATCCAACATTAAAGGTTGGAGATATAATTTACGCAGAGTTCCCAAGAATCGAAAGGTCCGATAAGAAGCAAATTGACGAAGAACAAAGCGGAAATTATTTAATCAAAGAGCTTCGTCATCATTTTGAGGGTGGACAATTAGTAACTAGTTTAAAATTAATTCGTGATAGTTATGGTCTTTATGGATCCAATAATGTTTGGTTATCCCAATAAATAAAAGGAACAATGGAACTTCAAACACTTATTAGTACTGTTTCTAAAGAATTGGAAGATTCTTCTATAAACGGTCAAAGAAAAAGATATCTAGAAAGTTATCTTAATGATCTTTTAGAATATCAAAAATCTAATCCAAATTTAAATATAGCTCCAAGCCAATTTTCTCTTTACTGTTTTTTAAATCCAGACTCTCTAGAATGTAGAATTTACGATGATTGAAGAATCTTTATTAAAATCTAATTATCTTGGAAAAGATGGATTTATATGGTGGTTGGGTCAAGTTGCTCCGGCAAAATATTGGAGAACAGAAAAATCTAAAATTGATGATGAATCTGGATGGGCATATCGTTGTAAAGTAAGGATTATTGGTTATCATACTTTTAATAGAACTATCTTAAAGGAAGATGATCTTCCTTGGGCTCACGTTATGGTAGATCCCGCTGACGGATCAGCACAAGGTTCATTGGGAGCAAGTCATAATTTAACAGGAGGAGAAACAGTATTTGGATTTTTTCTGGATGGTGATGATGCTCAACAACCAGTTGTTGTTGGATGTTTGTACAGAAATGAAAATGTAAAATCACTTGTTCTCGAAGAAAATGACGATGGATATAAACCTTTTACTGGAAATACTGGAAATTTAATTCAAGGTTTAACACAAATAAAACCAAGAAAAGTCGGTACTATATCCCAACCAGAAAGACCTGAAACTGCTCCTAGTGATGTTGCTAATACTACTTCTCCTGGAGACCCAACAGAAAAAATAAGAGAAAAAGAAGAAGATACGGGAAAAGATAAATTAATTGAAAAGGATGCTGCTGCTGTAAAATTTAGCCAGTTAACGGATATTACTATTATCAATGAAAATGGTTGTGATACTAATCCTATAGGAAAAATTACAAGAGCTTTACAAGATTTTATTGCATTTACTAATGGAGTACAAAAATATCTTGATGTTTATGTATATTCTACATTAAACACTTTTGTTGATATGACTTATCAGGTCAAAAGATTTGCGAATATAATTTTAGGATCGGTTAAGTTTATCATTAATAATATGAGATCATCTATTATGAAGTTGATCGGTTGTTTATTTGGTGAATTTATTGGTTCTGTTGTTCCTCTCCCTCAACAACCAATTATTAGTGAAGCAACTAAAAATATTTTAGATATTATTTTTTGTTTATTTGAAAAACTTATTCCATTATTAATTGATTTTGTCACTAATCTTTTAAACAGTATTGTTGGTAAAGCAATTAACTCTTCTCTTTGTGCTGCTGAAGAATTTGCTGCCACAATTCTTTCTAAATTGATGAGTCAAATTGAAGATTTATTAGAACCAGTAATGTCTGGACTTGATTGGTTGTTAGGCGGATTGAGTCAAATAACTAGCGTATTATCTAAAGCGTCTTCTCTTGCAAATCAAATTATTAGTTTTATTGGTTGTGATGGACTAAAATGTAATACACCATCACAATGGTCATCTAGATTTGGACCATCAAAATTGGAAGAAGATAATTGGAATAGAACATTAGGTAAAATGAATTCTCTTTCTGGTTTGAATGATAAAATAGAAGACTCTTTAGGATTCCTTTCTATTTTTGGATCTTCAGATACCCCATTTAAAGATTGTTCAGATAAAACTTATAATCCAAAAAGTCAAGATGACTTGACTCCTGTTCCTGCTGGGTATCAATACCCTTACTGCATTCCACCAAAAGTAGAAATAATTGGCGATGGATTCTATGCCCAGGCAGTTCCTATTGTTGCCGAATCGGGAAGAATTCTATCAATTGAGATTATAAATTCTGGAAGAGGATATACTAGACCCCCAGAGATTAGAATAGTTGATAATAGTGGATATGGAAAAGGTGCAAAAGCTTCTTCAGTGATTTCTGGAGGAAAAATATCACAAATATACGTTACAGATTATGGATCAGGATATTGTCAACCAGACTATAATAATATAATACCATTGCCAACATATTATGTTGTTTCTGATAGATATGCAGTATATGAAGGTGAAACGATAAACTTTACAGTCAATACATCTAATGTTAGTGATGGAACAATTTTAAATTACAGAATTAATGGGTCAGTAAATTCTAATGATATTGATGGTAGAAATGTAAGTGGTACGATTATAATTAATCAAAATAAAGGAGTTGTTTCAATAAAAACAAGACAAGATAGCATTTCCGAAAGGACGGAGATGTTACAATTTGATGTCTACGATTCTTCAGATACTAATGTTGCAAGAGCTATTGTTACAGTTAGTGATAGTTTGTCACCAATAATTTCTCCCCCAATTAATGATCCAACTGATCCTCCAAGTGGAGATAGTGATACTACACCTCCTGCTATCATCGTTCCCGAAGATCCTGGAGATCCTGGAGAACCTCCGATTGGAATTGGAACAGATATTGTTGGTATAGTTACAACTATTATTGTTGACAGACCAGGATATGGTTATACTGGTGGAGATACTGTTACTATCGGAGATTGTGTATTTGGACTCCAACTGTCACCAGATGGTTCTATACTTGCAGTAATTCCGGGAGAATGTAATGGAACATTTAAAGATCTTCCTGGTGCTGACATAAATACAAAGACCGGCGCTGGGGCCGCGTTGTATCCAGTTGTTAAATATGTCCCACAATTAGTAAGATCATCAAAACTCCCAGTAACTCAAGTAGGAATAGTTAGCGTTATTGATTGTGTATAATGGAACAAAATAAAGTAACATTAATTGGTAAACAAGGATTTAAGGTCAAATCTGGGGTCGAAGATCCAGATGGAAATCTTTATGGATATGCAGTTCATACTGATGAAGGAATAGGATTTGCATATTACAAAGATGGGGAGTTTAAACAAGCTTGTACAAAAACATCATTAGAAGTTTGTGGGACTGATTTGACTGATGACGTATCTCCAGGAAAAGTTATAATTGCTCAAAATGGAAATATCCACTTGGAAGCAAAAAATGGAGATATTGTTATAAAGGCAAAAAATATAAGATTTGTCGCGGAAGATGGTAGTGGAGAAATAACATTATCATCAGGAAAACATTTTTACGTAAATGCTCCAGTATGTAAAATTGATGGTACAGATACTACAATATTAGGATCAAAAAGTGTTAATGTTACTGGTTTGTCAGTAGAATCTACAGGGCATATTTCAAATTGTTCGTCTTCATCAAATGAAATATTACAGGGGTCAGTTGTAGGACAGATAACAAGTGGATTAAAGAATATTAAAAAGTTTTTAGAGGATTGCTTTGGATAATGTCACATTGTACTTCTATATCACAAGTAGGTGATAAATTATTAGTTGGACCTATTGATACTTCTTTTATATCAGCATCAACAAAACTTTTACCAGGAACTGCAGTTTTAAATGGTCCGGTTTTAATGGGTGCTGCTCTTGCTGCTCCTGCCGCTAGAGCAACTTGCACTATTGGTCCTCCGTTATCTGCTTCTTTACCTGCATCACTTGTTGTTGATGGAGTAACAAATATTCTTGGTTCTTTTAATGTAGAAGGTGCTAGTTTATTTGCGGGGGCAGTTGTCTGTGAAGGATTAACGATTAAACAATCTGCAGATATTAAACAAGGAACAAATCTAAGTAATGCTTTAGCAATTGGAAATGATCTTTGCATTGCCAATCTTGCTGAAGTTGTAAATGGTGCCTTGCGAGTTGATGGTGTTATAAGTTGCGAATGGCTTGATAGTCAATTAGCTGCAGCAGCTGCATCACCACCAAAGGGTTTTGATATGCACCATCCAACTAAAAAAGGTTGGAGATTAACGCATATTTGTTTGGAAGGACCTGAAGCAGCTGTTTATCATAGAGGAACATTAAAAGGATCTAATATCATACAACTTCCAGATTATTGGAGAGGTTTGGTTGATTCTGAAACAATCACAGTGCATTTGACTCCTATTGGAACATATCAAGAACTTTCTTATGAAATATTTGATTGGGGGACTAAAATTAAGATTCTAAATAATGCAGGTAGTGCTATTAACTGCAGTTATATTGTTTATGGTGAAAGAAAAGATGTAGATAAGATAGTTGTAGAATATGAAGGAAAAATAGAAGATTATCCAGGAAAAGATCAAAGGTCTATAGTTGGATATCATTATGATTATAGACCTGGTATTAATGCATAATTTAATTAATGAGGAATAATAAATGAGCAACTCTCTTGATATAATTGAAGAATATAAAATAGAAGTAGCAAGAAAAAAACAGCAAATAAACAATTTATTAGATCAATTAGCATTAATTGACCTCAAACTAGATAAGTATGATGGTTTAATTGGTCCAATAGATCAAAGTACTTTGCCGCTATCGGAACAAGTAAATTCTTCTGCAAGTTCTGTAAGAACAGCATATGAAGCAAGAATCTCTGCTGGTTGTAGAACGGATTTGAAATGGGTTAAAGTTGGTACTACAACTCAACTTATTGATGAAGGTGGAGCTCCAACAGCAAGACAAGTTGATGTTTGGGAAGTTCAAAAAAATCCAGATACTTATGATTATAAACCAAAAGTTGGATTAAAGTATTATCAAAAACCTTTAGATCGTGATTATGGATCAACGTTAGTTTCTGAATTTTATGGAAATGTTTCTGCAGGTTCATCGATAATTGCAATTACTAATGAAAGTGGAAATCCTACTACCACTCCTCCAGAAATTAGAATTAATGATACAATTAGCGATGATATTGACAATCCAATAATCTTTTCTCTTGGCAATTTGCCAGAAGTAGTTGGATTTGGAACAACAACTTCTGTTGGTATTGTAACCACATTAGTTGGAGGAATTTCTACAGGATCCCCTGTCTTTAATCACTTTGGATCTGGAAGTTTAACCGGGGTTACAACAGGAATGGTTCTTGTCCATTTAGGAGTTGGAACTGATCCGCCAGTTCTTCCAACCTTTACTACTATTATTGGATTTGGAACTACAGGACAATCAATTCAATATTATGATGGAAATGGTGTTTTTAAAACATCTACATTAACAACAAATACATTGATATTGAATAAAAGTGCAACTGATTATATTCAAGAAGGTGAATTTGTAGTAGGAATTCTTACAGCATATACGGCATTATTTTTATCTACAGAAGCATCTAGGTCTGGATTAACAACAGATTTAGTTGCTTTGAGAGTCGATTCTAGTGTCTATAAGGGATTTGATTATACCAAAAGTCCAAATTCCCCAATTAAAATTGGTATTGTAGGTGCATCAAATGCTGGTATTGGAAATAGTGTTTACTTTGATGAGTCTGGAATAGGAAAAACTTTTGATAAGTATAAACCAGGAAAAACTTATGTCGATTCGACTAAAAAAAATAGAAATGATTGTATTTACAAAAGTGATGGTACTTTAAGAGCAAATACCATTTGGAATCCAGATACAAGAGAATGTATAAGAAATGCTGAACCAGAAGTTGGTGCTGGAAGAGAAGATTATTATATTGGAACAACTCAATGGCCAACCATAACATCTTCTAATGGTGGAGATCCTCCAGTTTATACCACTACATATGCATCAGAAGGGACTAGAGTTACTGTCGCATCAACAGCAACTGGATTGATAGGATATGCATCTGGACCACCACCAAGCGGTGTTTTTCCTGCAAATTGCTCCACATATGATACTACAATTAATACTGCATTGAATACTTACAACAGTACAAGATCAACGAATGTACCACAAATTCAATCGCAGGCAAATATGTCCAATATTTTAAGAAAACAGAGAGAAAAATTACAAAGATATGCTTGGTCTATTCTTCAATCGGCATCCAAACTTGATGAAGAAATTACTGAATTGGAATCTGCTATTTCTGATATTTCTAATTTTGATTTTAGTGCATACGAATGAGACATATATATTATAAGATTAAACGTACTATAAAATATAAGTAATGGCAGACAGATTTCCACTTATAATCAATCCGACTACAAAAAGGATTGAGGAACTGGCAGCTAACGATAATTTAGATCTGACCAATAATTCAATAGTTGGTGCAAGTACAATAACTGCAACCTCTTTTGTTGGAAATTTAACTGGCGTTGCTGATTTTGCTCTTGGATTAGGAGATGCTGCAGAAATCCAAGGGGGAATTTTAAATCCAGATAGACTTGAAGGTTTTTATAATATTGGTGTAGCAACAGCAAATAATCTATCAAATGCTGCAAATATACAAACAGGTACTATAAATCCACAAAGATTGAATGGTGATTATGACATTAATATTAAAGGAAATGCAGGCACAGCTACAACATTAACTGATGCTGCTAATATTCTTACTGGATATATAGATGCTAGTAGATTAACTGGAACCTATGATATTAATATAACTGGAACAGCTTTCGAAACAATTGGTGCTGCAAATTCAATTCAGGTTAATTTAATAGACGATGATACATATTACTATTTACCATTTGTTGAAGGATATGATTCTGATTTTACCCCCAAAGTAGATTCCCTTTTTGTATATAACCCAAGTCAAAACAGGTTAGGTATAGGGACCAATTTACCTAATTACAACATTGAAGTAATTGGAACAGCATATTTTGATTGTAATGATGGTAATACATTTACTTCAGTTGGTATTGCTACAACATCCATAGATATTTCTACACCTCTTTTAAGTGTTTATGCTCCTAATATTGCAATCAATGCTCCTGGTGGATATTTTCAAACTGATGTTGAAACATTTATACTGAATTCTGATGTAATTTCATTAAATTCTCTGTTCCCACAGACGTTCACTCTTCCTAGTATTTCTATTGCGTCTTCTGCTTCTGGTTTACCTGCTACTTTTACTTTAGGACAAAATATTGATGGAAGTGGTGAAGATCATCTTGGTCTCATTTATGATAATTTTGGAGGAACTGCCGGTGTTGGTGGAACAGCAAGAATCTTTACCTCAAATGGTGATTTAAAAATTGTTACTGATTATAATGGAACTTCAACAGGTTCTAATATTACTATTGGATCTGAAGATATTATTTTTACAGATAAAACGGAAACTCAAGAGTATGTAAGAATTACAAGTTCTGGAGTTGGTATAGGAACTACAAATCCATTAACGACATTAGATGTTTTAGGAACAGCATATTTTGATTGTAATGATGGTAATACATTTACTTCAGTTGGTATTGGTACATCAACTGTAGATATATCCACACCATCTTTAAATCTTTATGTTCCTAATATTGCAATCAATACTCCTGGAGGATATTTTCAAACTGATGTTGGAACATTTATACTGAATTCTGATGTAATTTCTTTAAACTCTCCATTCCCACAAACATTTACTCTTCCTAGTATTTCCGTTGCATCCACAACTTCGTCTGCAATTTTTACATTAGGACAAAATATTGATGGAAGTGGTGAAGATCATCTTGGTCTCATTTATGATAATTTTGGAGGAACTGCCGGTGTTGGTGGAACAGCAAGAATCTTTACCTCAAATGGTGATTTAAAAATTGTTACTGATTATAATGGAACTTCAACAGGTTCTAATATTACTATTGGATCTGAAGATATTATCTTTACCGATAAAACAGAAACTCAAGAGTATGTAAGAATTAACAGTTCTGGAGTTGGTATAGGAACTACAAATCCATTAACGACATTAGATGTTTTAGGAACAGTAAATTTTGATTGTAACGACGGCAATACATTTACTTCAGTTGGAATTGGCACATCAATTGTAGATATTTCTACACCTCTTTTAAGTGTTTATGCTCCTAATATTGCAATCAATACTCCTGGAGGATATTTTCAAACTGATGTTGACACATTTATACTGAATTCTGGTGTAATTTCTTTAAACTCTCTATTCCCACAAACATTTACTCTTCCTACTATTTCTATTGCGTCTTCTGCTTCTGGTTTACCTGCTACTTTTACTTTAGGTCAAAATATTGATGGAAGTGGTGAAGATCATCTTGGTCTCATTTATGATAATTTTGGGGGAATTCCTGGTACTGGAGGGGTTGCAAGAATCTTTACCTCTAATGGTGATTTAAAAATTGTCACAGATTATAATGGAACTGCAACAGGTTCTAATATTACTATTGGATCTGAAGATATTATCTTTACCGATAAAACAGAAACTCAAGAGTATGTAAGAATTACAAGTTCTGGAGTTGGTATAGGAACTACAAATATAATAGGTCAACTGCAAATTTCTACTGGACCTGCAATTATAGGAGCAGCAACTTCTACAGGAACTTCGTCACAGACACTTCAGGTTACTGGTGGTGCTTATGTTTCCGATAATCTTGGAATTGGAATCACAAATCCAACATCAAAGATTCAAGTTCAAGGCGACATCAATGTATCTGGCGTAATAACATCAAGCACTAGATTGTCTACAGGACAAACTGGTGTTGCTATTAATATTACTCAAGATACAATTAGTGGTCCTACACAAATTACAATCGATCCATCTGCAGTTGGTGATGACACTGGTTCTGTAAGAATTAAAGGTGACTTATTTGTTGACGGAACACAGACAGTTATTAATTCAACATCTATTGAACTAGCAGACTTTAATGTTGGTATTGCAACGACTGTAGGATCTAATGAACTTCTCGATGGAGCAGGAATTGGTATTGGTTCTACAGGGATCAGAAAAACACTGACTTGGGATAGTAATACTTCTGCATTAAAATCAAGTGAAAACTTTAATCTTGCTGCAGGAAAGGTGTATGAAATTGATGGAACAACTTTATTAAGTAGTACTCAACTGACTGTAGATAATGTCAATTCTTCAGGAGTAACTACAACTGGATTTATAACCGCAACAAATGCATACGTTGGAGTTCTTACTGCAAGTACTATAAATGGAGATGGAACAAATATCGTTGGAATTGTAACTCAAATTATATCAGGAATTGGTATTGATTTAGTTTCTACACAATCTCAAGGAAAAGGATCAGTAACAGTAACATCATATAAACCTATCGGAAAAACAATTTATGTTTCCCAGAATGGTAATGATAGTAACACTGGACTAGCAGAAAATTATCCCAAAAGAACAGTTAAAAACGCAGCAGGAATTGCAAGTTCTGGAGATACTATTAAAGTTTTCCCAGGCGTATATGTAGAAAACAATCCAATCGTTTTGCAAAAAACAGTTTCGGTTGAGGGAACAGAACTTAGAAACTGTATAATTACTCCACAAAATCCTGGATTGGATCTATTCCATGTAAATAATGGTTGCCACATTACAGATTTAAGTTTTGTTGGATCTGACTCTACCAATGGTGCTGCCGTAATTGCTTTCCAACCATTAGCAGGAGTTTCTTCTAATAGATTTTTTGATGCTGCAAGAATGATTCGTATGAATCTGGATTATATCGCAGCAGAGGCAACAGGATATATTAGCAGCACTGCGTATCAGAGTCCTGTTGTAGCGATTAATACGGCAAACTATAGAAATTATATTAGATCTACTTGTTTAGCAATTTGTCATGACATTACGAGAGGTGGAAATTCTAAATGTGTCGGTGTTGGATTATCATTTTACACTGAAGGCGTCATCAACGCTGGTATTGGAACAACTACAATTGATGCATTAAAGTATGCTGTTGGTATTGCACAATCTTGTATCAATAACGTCTCTTGGATTGGTGGATTCCAAAATGAATTTACACAAATCAAAGATTTAAGCACTCAAGCAGATCCAGCAACAGGATCGAATATTGATATTAACTCTTGCTCTAACGTAATCTCTGCACTTAATTCTTGTGTTGGAGTTGTTACTACGATTATTGGTGTAGGAACAACTGCGGTTGGAACTTTATTCAATCGCACTTATCCAGGAAATTCAGGAATTGGAACAACAAATCCCAATGACCCTTCATATTCTCCAGGGGTAGGTCCAATCACACAAGGACCATATGTTAGAAACTGTACTAACTTTATTTCAAATAGTATTGGAATGAAGGTAGATGGATTTGCTGCAGAACCAGGAGATCAACTTGATATTGGCGTAACGGGATCAATGAGTGTTGATTCTTATACTCAATATAACCAAGGAGGTATTGGAGTTTCAATCACTAACGGTGCATACTCTCAATTAGTTTCTATTTTTACTATCTGTGATGATATTGCAATCTTTACTGGATCTGGTGGTCAGTGTGATATTACAAACTCCAACTCATCTTTTGGTAGATTAGGTCTTGTTGCTGATGGTGTCGGTGATTCCACAACAAAATCAATTTATCGTTACACTGGAGTTGCTACCACAGATACTCCTAGAGGAACAAATACAATTACAGTTTCTGGAGTTGGATCTATTCGTCCATATGATGGACAAGTATGTTATTTTGGTCAATTATATTATTTTGTAGACACTATTAATCTAACTAATGGTGGGTCTGGATATACTGCACCACCAAAAGTCAATATAAGCGCACCAGAGGGTCCAAATGGAATTGCTGCACAAGCATCTACAACTATTGATGCTTTTGGTAGAGTAACTTCAGTAAACATTGTAAATTCAGGAACACAATATTCAAATCCACCCACAATTACAATCGATCCTCCAATTGGAGTTGGTGTGTCCGCTACTGCTTCTGTAGCAAAGATGCAGCCCATATATTACAAAGTTGATAGTGCTACTTTACCATCTTCTGGTATTTCTACAGTATCTTTACTACAGAATCTAAATAATACAGTTAGTGCAGGAACAACAGTATACTTTAGTCGTGTGAGTTTACAAATTACTTCTTCACATTCTTTTGAATGGGTTGGATCTGGAAACGATATTAATAGAGCAAAACCAGCTTTAGGTGGTGTTGTTATACCAGAAAATGAAGTGGTCCAAGACAATGGTGGTATTGTTGTTTATACTAGCACAGACCAAGCTGGTAATTTCAAAATTGGTGATGGTGTAGTTATCAATCAATCTACCGGACAAATTTCTGGTAGAGATTTTACAAAAGCACTATTTACGACTATGACCCCATTTATTCTTGCACTATCAGATTAAGGAGGAAAATTAAAAATGGCAGTTGCAGCAGCAGCAGTTAATAATTTTAGAACTGTAACAAAAGTTGTAGGATTAAGTACAGAAGTAATTTACGAATCTCCTGTTGGATATGTTGGTGTTTTTCTTTTGGCTCAATGTTCTAACATAGGGGAAACTACACAAAGCATTAGTTTTTATCATAATAGAAATGTTACTGGAGTTGGAACAGTTACTACCGAAGTTGTTAAAGATTTTCAAATTCCCCCTAATGATACTGCAAGTCTTCTTCCAGGAAAATTAGTACTAGAAACTGGAGATTATATTACTATTAGTGGAAGTTCATCTACTAATTTAAAATTTTTAACTAGTATTCTTGAAACCTCCAACCAGTAATTAAAAAGAAATGTTAAATAACGGTTTCCTATCAAAAAGAGTAAAATTAAAAAATCAATCTGGAATTACTTCCGATAGATATCAATTTCTTGGTTTGGATCAAGCAGAGCCAAATTTAGGAGATCCTATAATTGGAGTATCATCCATTGGCGCAAAACCTTACAATGGAAATATTTCCGATTTATATGTTTTGGTTACAGATAATACCGGAACGGGAAATCGATATTGGAAAACTCAATCGGATATAATTTCTACAGGGGTATTAACTCCCGGATCCATTACTGTTCGTGCTAATGGAAGTATACTGGGAGGTGTAAATCAAATAACAGATTTGGATTTTGTTGGTACTGGTATTACAGTAAAAAATCCAGCATCTTGGGTTGGTGCAGGATCTAGCTCTGTTGAAATTGAATTGAAAGTAGGTATCAGTTCTGCTGCTGGAAATTACAAATATATCCAATATAATGGAAATGCTGGCGTACTTGATGGATCCGATAATTTTATATTTGATCCAACAACTCAAAGAGTAGGAATTAATTCATCATTACCAAAAGAAACATTAGATGTTGTTGGTAATGGATCATTTAGTGGAATTGTAACTTCATCTTCTTATGGTGTTTCAAACGTAGCAAATATATCTACAAATCTAGTAGCAATAAGTACAACAACATCAACTTCAATTGAAAGTTTTTCTTCTTCCATTTATAGATCAGCGAAAATTCAAGTACAGATTTCACAAGGAACCGATTATCAATCTTCAGATTTACTTTTAGTACATAATGGAACTATTTCTAATATAGTTGAATATGGTTCAGTTTCAACTAATGATTATTTGTGTACTTTTAGTTCAGATATAAGCGGTGGAAATGCTAGATTGTTAGTAAACATGACTAGTAGTTCATCTGCAACTGTCAAAGTAATATCTCAAAAAATTACAGTGTGATCCTTTAAAAAGTGGCACACTACACCACTATTTTTGGTTTTTTTCTGCTACAATACAATTGAGATAACTTAACTTCTTATGATGATTACCAGGACCTCCCTTAAAGACTTGCGTGAAATGCAGGAAGATATGGCAGAGCATTTTACAGATGAACATTTTCCAATTAGCGGGGAAACATATTGGACTTGTGTTCAATGTCTAGCAGAAGCAAAACTAGCAGAATTAAGAGGAGAGATTGTTTCAGATCCTACATAAAATAAAGGGAGTGGGAAATGAAATACAGAATTGACACTAGTTATTGTTGGTACAATAAAGGAAGTCAACTCGTTAAAATGTATTTTATTAATTCTGTTCCATTTACTTTTGATGATTTACCAGAAGAATATCTATCCGATTTTGATATTCTACAAATAGCAGATAAAGAAAGAATGTATGAACCAGAAGACTTATATCGTTCTTCTTTTTATCTTATAGATGAAGAAGTTCATCCTTGTCTTTTTGAAATAGAATTGGAAAATCCAGAGGATATGCCAGATTAAAATTATTATGAGTTGTAAAATATTTTGAAATGCAAACAAAGTGAGTAAAAATACTTAATGAAAGATAATTATTTTATAGATAAAGTAAATAAAGAAGAAATCAAAAATCTTCTTTATACCTATCATTATCTAAAAGACGAATCAAAAGATTTTAAATCTGGTTTCAATTATGGGCTTTTCAGATCCTCGGTTTCTGATATTTTGCGTATTGGTGGTTGCTTGGGTGCTTGTGTCTTTACTGGTCTCCCCGTCCCAGAAATAGCAGTTGGTGCTTTTGGACTGCAGAGACACGAGCAAGAGGGAATCTATGAGTTATCAAGACTTTGTATTCATCCAGATGTACAAAAGGAAGAACATAACATTACATCTTGGTTCGTCAGTCGTTGCATAAAAAGATTTAGAAAAGATGCCAATCCCAAGGCTATTATTTCATATGCAGATTCTTCTAAACATAGCGGAATTATTTACCGTGCTTGTAATTTTTCTTACAGAGGTATGACAGATCCAAAAAAAGATTTTTGGATTAAAAATTCTGATGGTTCATATATTAAACATTCTAGAGGTCCGATTAAAGGATTGGAGGGAGAATGGAGAGAACGAACAAAAAAACATAGGTATATAATGATATTTGATAAAGATTTAAGGCAAAAATTAACTTGGGAAGAAATCAATTGGAAAGAAGAAGATAAATAAATCATAATAGAACGTATAAGTGCAAATACAATGCCCCTTTCAAGATTAGAGAATTTTCTCAAGAATGCTGAAGGTAATATCCTTTACGTTAGTCCGTCAGATTTTGATGCTACCGATAGTTTTGAAAATCAAGGAAACTCATTAACAAGACCTTTCAAAACCATTCAAAGAGCTCTAATTGAAGCCGCTAGGTTTTCCTATCAAACTGGGCAAAATAATGACAAAATTGATAACACTACAATTTTAGTATATCCAGGAACTCACTATATTGATAATAGACCTGGATTTTCAATTGAAAATATTAGTGGTTCTGCAGTATACAAGAAAAGAACGGGACCATCAACTTGGTCTGTCGATACAATTGATCAATTTAGTGCATCTACTAACTATGATATTCTTGACCCTGCAAATGATCTTTATAAATTCAACTCCGTAAATGGTGGTGTAATACTTCCTCGTGGTACATCAATTATTGGTCTTGATTTAAGAAAAACTAAAATTCGTCCACTTTTTGTACCAGATCCAGAAAATGATGACATTGAAGCAACAAGCATTTTAAATGTAACTGGTACTTGTTACTTTACCTCATTTACTGTTTTTGATGCCGATTTAACAAAAACAGTATTCAAAGATTATAGCAATACAAAATATGTTCCTGCGTTTTCTCACCATAAACTAACAGCATTCACTTATGCTGATGGTGTAAACAAAGTTACTTTAGGTGCATCTCAAACTAATTTGACAGATCTTGAGATGTATTATTATAAAATTTCAAGAGCTTATGGCGATACAACTGGAAGAGGTCTAAAAGATTATCCTGTAGGTATAGATTTCGAACCAAGTATTGATGAATATAGAATTGTTGGTAATTTACAGTCAAATTCATTGGGAATTACCAGTATTCGTTCTGGTAATGGGGATGGTACTGGCGATCTTACCGAAATTACTGTAACAACATCAAATCTCCAAACAGGCGATATACAAGAGCACGGATTGTATATTGATAGTCCTATTTTAATTAGTGGTGTAGAAGCAGATCCTCTATCTTACAATGGTTCATTTACAGTAAGTGAAATTGTAGGATTGACAACATTTAAGTATGTTACTACCTCTGCACCTACTAATTTCTTACCTGGTTCTTCTGATATTGATACTGCAACCATAGAAGTAGAATCAGATACGGTAAAATCAGCATCACCATATATTTTTAACGTATCATTACGCTCTGTTTATGGTCTTTGTGGTCTTCACGCTGATGGATCCAAGGCAACAGGATTTAAATCAATGGTTGTTGCCCAATTTACTGGAGTTTCGCTTCAAAAAGATGATAATGCATTCATAGTTTATGATGATGGTGTTTTTTATGATGATTTAACTTTACCTTCTGGAAGTGAGTATAGACCTTTACATACAAATTCAAGTTCTATCTATAAACCAGATTACGAAAACTATCATATTCGTTGTTCAAATGATGCGTTTATTCAAAACGTATCAGTTTTTGCTATTGGATATAGTAAGCATTTTCTAACAGAGTCTGGTGGGGATATGTCTATCACCAACTCTAATTCCAACTTTGGTGCAGTTTCTCTAGAATCTGTTGGATTTAGAAAAGAATCTTTTGATAGAGATGACACTGGATTTGTTACTCACGTCATTCCTCCAAAAGAATTAGACACTTCAGAAAATGAAGCTACTTGGTCATCTCTCGATGCATTAAAAATAGTAAATTCAATAGATCAGAAAAAACTTTACTTATTTGGACAAAATAATAAAGATATTGCTCCTCCACACGAAGTTGATGGATATAGAGTTGGAGCAAGATATAATGATAAATTATATTTAACTATTACAGTTGGAACTTCTCAAACTACTTATAGTGCTCCGATATTAATGCCTTCTCCTTCAGGAGTAGGAGTTTCTGCAGAAAAGAGATATACAGTAGGAAGAACAGGAAGTATTAACAATATTTCATTAAATACTTTAACTTTTACTGAAAATCATAGATTATATAATGGTGAGAAAGTTAGAATTTATAGTGATACCGCTCAAGCACCTGATGGATTAGAGATTGATGCAATTTATTATGCAATTACTAATGGATTGGGATCCAATCAAATAAGACTGGCAGTTTCGTTAAATGATGCAATTTCAAATAATCCTATTCTTGGTATTAACAATAATGGTGGAGTTTTAACGGTTGTAAGTAGAATAAACGATAAACTACCAGGAGATCTTGGACATCCTATTCAATATGATACTTCTGTTAGTTCTTGGTATGTAAATAGCTCAACTGCTTTAGATGGTAATCAAATCTATTCTTCTATTGTTGGTTTAGGCACACAAATAATCGGAAATGAAACTGGATCTACTTTTGTTAAAAGAAAACTAGATAATCGTTCAATTGAGGATAAAATTTATAAGCTTCGTTATGTTATTCCCAAAGAATATCAAAATGCTAGACCTCCTCAAGCAGGATTTATTTTACAGGAAAGTAAAAATGTTGGCGTAAGTAGCGTTTCATATACAAATGATGTTTTAACTTCATCGACTGAATTACGAAATGAAAGAGTTATTAGCAATATAACTGCATCGACAATAATAGATGATTCCCAAACTATTACAGTAACAACAGAAGTACCTCATTATTTTTCTGTTGGAGATACCGTCAAAGTACAAAAAGTAAGAAGTACAAATAATTCTCTTGGTATAGGATTAACCTCATCATATAATGGTTCGTATGAAGTTACAGCAGTACTAAATTCCAAGCAATTCCAATATTCAATTGGTGGAATATCTTTAAATCCTGGAACTTTTACAAATCAAATAAACGCACGTTCAACAAGACAACAAAGAGAAGCACTTCCAGTTGTTTCTAGAGAATCTTTTGATAATACATTTTTCATTTATCGTGTAAACACTCTAAAAAAACATATTCCTGGATCTGATGGTCAGGATGGAATTTATCATATAATTGCACTTACTTCAAATGTTACACCTCCAGATTCTGTTGGATTTGGATTGAATAAAAAATCGTTTAATCAGGACGTAAGAAATTTATATCCTCAATCCGATCGTGACAATTATCTATCTGATCCTAAATCTTCCATAAGTTATGCCGATTTGAATGTTATTGGTAAAGTAGTTACGGATGATAAGAAAAATTCTATTACAAGAGAGTCTTTAAATTATTTAATAAAACAAACAAAAGTTGGATTGGCTGTTACTGGTGTTTCAGTATCTGGTACTGGCAACACAACTATTACTCTCTATACAGATAGAGAGCATAATTTAAATTCGATTAAAGGATTTACATTTTCTTCTGGTTCTGGTTATCCTTTCTCAACTAGTTTCTATTCATCAACTCTTCAAAATGTAGTTTCCAGTGGAGGTACAGGATCTAACGCCAGAGTAGTAACAAATCCATCCGGAAGTATTATTAGTGTAACTCTACTTGACAGAGGAACAAACTATCAAGTTGGGGATACTTTAAGAATTCTTGGAGGATCTTCTCCTGGTTTTGTAACTGTGACTTCTATTAATAATAATATTGGGGATTCTTTAGAACTATCTGGTTTTTATCAAGAAGATTATAATAAAGTATTTGAAATTATTAGTATTCCAGACTCTAAAACAGTAGTTGTTAATTCTCCATCTGGAATTTCTTCCTATGTTCAGAATACAAGTGGAGTTCTCCCATTAGTTGTTCTTGCATCTAAAGGTGTAGGAATCGGATCTTTCAAATTTGTTGGAGCAAGTGCAGGTATTGTTACTGTAACAACAAAAGAACCTCACGGATTACTTCCAGGAAATAAATTTACTATTGTCGGAAGTGGTCATACCATTTATGATGGTACTTTTGTAACAAAAGATGTCATCGGAATTACCACATTTAATTTCAATGTTGGAGTGGTAACTCAAACAAAATCATCAACAACTGGTAAACTTTTAAAGCACGGAATTTCAGCCAATGCCACAAATTTAGGAAGAGGTGAAGAAAATCTAGGATCTCGTGCTTCATATTTTTATGCTGGCATTAGTACTACAATTTCTGCAGAATTTAATACTGAAAGTACAACTATTAATTTAATTTCTGCAAATGGTTTCCAAAGAGGAGACCACATTTTGGTTAACTCTGAAATAATTAGACTTGCAAGTACATCAAATCCATTTACTGTTATTAGGGGAGAATTTGGAACATTTAAAACAACTGCTGCATCTGGTTCTATAATTAAGAAAATTAATGTTCTACCATTTGAGGTAAGAAGACCTTCATTTATGAGGGCGTCTGGACACACTTTTGAATATCTTGGATATGGTCCTGGCAACTACTCAACTGCTATGCCACAAAAACAAACCAAGATTTTAAACGAAGATGAAATCTTAGTATCTCAAGCAAGAGAACAAAGAGGTGGAACAGTTGTTTATACTGGTATGAATGACCTTGGAGAATTCTTTACGGGAAGTAAGAAATTAAGTTCTGCAACTGGTGAAGAAAAAGTTATTGAGGCACCAATTATTACATTTACTGGAGATGATGCTCAAGGTGAATTATCAAATGTTCTGAATGGAATTTTTGATGAAGTTCTTGTAAGACAAAGAATTACAGTTGAAGGTGGAGAAAACAACAATCAAAGTTCTCAATTCTATGGTCCAGTAAATTTTACTCAAAAAATAACTAACGTATCTGATGCTGGAATTGAAACAAAGAATTTATTCATTAAAGGAATAGCTGCACAACCAAAATTAATTACTGTTGGAATTTCAACACCAACTACTGATCAAATTTCTTCACCAAGACCTGGCGATATTTCCTTCTTATCAAGTCCATTTGATGATTATGTCGGACACATTTACATTGATAATAAATGGAAGCCATTTGGTTTAATAAGTCAGAGTGAAAATAAATTAGACATAAGTGTTGATAAATTGAAAGTTGGAGTTCAGACTGCTGGTGCATTTGATTTCCAAGTTATTGGCGATTCTAGCGTTCAAAATCTTATCATTACTGGTAAAGTTACATTCCAACAACCACAAAGTCTTGGAGATGTTACTTTCCAGGATATTACAGTTGAAAAAACTGCAAGATTTACAGCAACTGGTGTAGATCCTATAAGTGGACTTGGTAGTGCATATACGCAAATTCACGATAGTGGAATCTCTAAACTTTATAATTTAGAAGTTGTTGGTATATCAACATTTAACCAAATAGTTAATTTTAATTCTAATGTTTATGGACCAGGAGCTGATTTTGGTAATATACAAATTGGAATAACAGATGATAATACCATCGATACCACTACTGGTAATCTAACACTTAATAGTTCTGGCGGTACTCTTAAAGTTATTGATAATGTTGAAATTTTAGGAAATTCAATCGTTGCTGTTTCTTCAGTAGTTGGTATGGCAACTACTGCAAGACTTGTGGATTCTAGAATTCTTCAACTTGGTGTTGGTAATACAAATACAGCATCTTACATTGATTTAAATAACGATGGTAGAATATTCCCAGATTATGGATTAAGACTTATAAGAAATGCTGGTATTGGTAGTGTTTCTTCCCAGATCAGACATAAAGGAAATCAACCTTTACAAATTATTGCTGAAGAAGAAGCCGATGTAAGTATCTTTAGTAATAATACTGAAAGATTTAGAGTTGGTTTTTCTGGAACAATTACGTCTTATCAAAATAATAGTGGAGAGAATTTAAGAGGCGCTCATTTTAAAATTAATCAAGGTGGACCTGGAGATGTTGCACTATCTTGGGATATTACTCACAACAATGCAAACCGTCGTTGGTATGCTGGTATTGATACAAGTGATGGGTATTCTTGGAAGTTAGCAAATCCTCAAGTAACAGTAGCTTACAATAATGAAAGATTTGATACAGACACAAAACTAAAAGTAACTGGAAATGGTGACGTAAGTATTGGCGGTACATTTACTCTTAATGGATTGACAATTCATACTCCAACGACAGGTACTTTTAATTTACTTAATAATAATGTTTCTACAGTAAATGCTTTTGGTGATGCAGTTGGAATTTATCTTGGAAAAGTTGCCAGTAATGGTCTTGTTCAAATTAGAGCAACAACAGAATCGATAGATAAAGACACTGGTGCTTTAGTTGTTGATGGTGGTGCTGGAATTGAGAAAAATTTAAATGTTGGCGGTAATGTAAATATTACTAGAAATACTACTATTGGACAAAATTTAAACGTTGTTGGTGTTTCTACAATACCAACAGCTTATATTTCTGCTGGTTCTATTGATAATGTACCTATTGGAATTACTTCTTATGCGGCAGCTAAATTTTCTTCAATAAATGTAAATTCAAATAGCACATTCAATTCTGTACGAGTAACCGATCTTGTCTTACAAAGATACGGTGAAGTTGTTACTAATTTGGGTGATGTTTCCAATAGTGCATCAATTAACTTAAATAATGGTAATATATTTACTGCAACTTTAACAGCAAATACGACATTTACTATTTCTAATCCTTTGAGTACGTCAGGATCTGGATCAAGTTTTACAGTTATCCTTAAAAACGGAACTGGAGGACCTTATAGTGTTAGTTGGACTTCTTCTGGTAGTACTATAAAATTCCCGAATGGTGTAACGGGACCATTAAGAACCACAGAAGCAGGAAAAACTGATATTTGGATTTTTATCACACCAGATCAAGGAACTACGTGGTATGGAAGTATTGCCCTCTTTAATTTCTCATAAGATATATAATATAAGTTATTTTTAATAGTGATTATAATGCAGTCAGTATATAAAGATTTTATTGGAATGTATAATAACGTTTATGAGGATGGATTCTGTTCCCATATGATTGCAGAATTTGAAAGATTTCGTGCTGGGGGATATTGTGGAAATCGTCAGGTTAGTGAGGGAACAACAAAAACTAAAAAACAAGATGAATTTTTGTTTTTAAATTTAAGAAATCATTTCCCCTCTTCATTTAACAATGCAGGTTCTTTAAATATATTTTTTGATGGATTGCAAAGATGTTTTGATAGTTATATTAGTGAGTATGATTCTTTAGAAGGAATGGATATTAAATGCACTTCAGTAAAAATGCAAAAAACAGTTCCTGGTGCTGGGTATCATGTTTGGCACGGTGAGCAGGGAAATGGAGATTGTGCAAATAGAGTTTTAACTTATATTCTGTACTTAAATACATTAGATGATGATTCCGCTGGGGAGACTGAATTTTTATATCAAAAAATGAGAATTCCTCCTCAAGAAAATACTATGGTAATTTGGCCTGCTGCATTTACTCATACTCATAGAGGTAATGTAGTACACGGGGACAAAGCAAAATATATAATAACAGGTTGGTTCCATCTAGAATAAAGAACAATGCCATTCGGAATAAGCAGAAGAACACTAAAAGCATCCCAAACACCTCCTGGAGAAATAACTTTTTATGCTCCTGCAACTTGGTCCGCACCAACATCAAGAATAAAAATAGTAAATGTTGAAGGTATAGGATCAAGAGGAAATTCTGGTAATGCTGGAATAGCAGGAACTGCAGGATTTGCTGGAAATAAAGGAAATGATGGAGTTAATGGTCCTGCTGGAGAAGCTGGAAATGCTGGAAATGATGGAAAAGGAGGACCAGGTGGAGATCCTGGAAATCGTGGACAAAAGGGAAATGGTGGTGCAGGAGCAGTAGCCACTGCTACTGGCGGAACTCCAGGGAGAGGAGGAGGAGGTGGAGGTGGTGGGGGTGGTAAAGATGGACAAGGAAATGCTGGCAATGGTGGTAACGGAGGAAATGCTTATGGTGGCGGAAATGGTGGATCTTACGGTAATTCTGGACAAGGTGCTGAAAATTATTGTCCTCCTAATAGAGGCGTTCCTGGAACCCCTTATGGAGGAAGTGGATCCTCCGATTGTAGACATGGAGATCGCGGAAATCGTGGGAATTTCGGAAATCCTGGAGGTGTAACGGTAAATCAAAATGCACAAGATGGAAACATCGGATACAATGGATATGGTGCAAAAGATGGAAATCCAGGAGAAGCAGGAACTGCTGGATTTTTAAATCCAGGAAGTAATATTGTTTCTGCATCCGCAGGACAGGATGGAAATAAAAAACCAGGAAATTATTTAACTGGTGGCAGTTTTGGTACTGCAGCAATACCAGGAATAGCTGGAACTTTTGGTGCATCATCTTCTGTTTTTGGTAGGTTTTTTCCTGGAGGTAATGGTGGAGCAGGAGGAGGAGCAAATCCAGGGAATGATGGTGTTGGGGGAGAAAAAGGAGCAGCAGGAACTCCAGGAAATCCCGGAAACTTTGGAAATGGTGGAGATGCCGGAAATATAGGAGAACGGGGAAATAATGGTGTTGGAACTCCTGGAGAGCGTGGCGGTAATCACAATTGGTCTGGTGGCAACCCTGGTAATGCTGGTGGTGGTGGCAATGGAGGAAATAAAGGAAATGCTAGTTTAGATGGAACTACTTCTGTTTCTGGTGGCAATGGCGGATCGAGTGATAATGTTGTAGGTGGGACTGGGGGTGCCCCTTCCCAAACCAAACCTGGAGGTGCCGGCGGTGCAGGTGCAGGAGGATCACCAGGAGGAGATGGAGGAACTAAAAATGATGGCGGCAACGGAAATGATGGCAAAAATGGAAGTGACCCAATCACAAATACTCCTGGATATATAGTGCATGGAGGCGGTGGTGGAGGAGGAGGAGCTACGAGTGGCAGTAGTGTTCCTGGATATAATCCAGCATCTGGTGGTGGCGGAGGAGGAGGAGGAGGTGCAGGATCTTGGGGAGGTAATGCTACTGGAGCGAATGGCATCCGTGGAAGAGATGGTGAAGAAAATGATGGCGCACGCGGACGACCAGGAAATTTAAAACCCAATAGTTATGCATCCACAAAATTTCCATTAGCAAATCGCCAAGGAACTAAAACAAATGTAATGAATCCAGCCATGTATGGAAAACCAGGAATTGCTGGAACAGATGGATTTACAAATCCATTATCTCCTGGAAATGTTGCAAATCCCACAACATATAATGATATTATTATTAATCCATTTACTTCTTATGATGTAACTGTCCCAGATGGTGGATATATAACTATAAAGTGGTACGCACAATAGTAATTTTTTGGAGAAAATTATGCAAAAGAAAAAAGAACAAGAATCTGAAATTAGACAAAAAATAAATCAATATTATGAAGAAAATGAACTTGCAAATTTAGAATCAAATAGAAATAGAGCTCGTTCATTCAGTGTAGGAACTGCTTTTGGTGGAATTATTGAAGTGTCCATGAGAGGTGATTTTCATAATATGTGGTGTTTATTGCAACCAGTGGAAGCAGTAGAATTTATAGAACAGTTAGCAGCTGCTTCTGGACTTCAAGTTGCACTCCGACCAAAGCAAGATTTTGCAAGTTGGAGGGGTTGGAATGTTGAAACTGATAATAAATATTGGATTGGTTCTGCTCATTGGCAACTTGGTAATGATGATCCTGCAAGAAAAGCATTAGAAGGAAATGAAGAAGACCAAAAACAATTGCCAGAATCTGAAGAATCAACAAAAATATCAGCAAAGAAAAAAAATGAAAAATTAGAACTTACCAATAATAATCAAGAGCATTTTGATTCGGAGGAGTGAAAGTAATTTATGGATGATTTGTATTTTGAAATAAATCCAAATGAAAATAAAATTTTAAGTCCTCCAAAAGAATTGGATGTAAATTGGAACAATATATTTGGAATAATATTTTTATCTAAAGATGAACTTTATGATTTATCTTGGGCAGGATATCCAAACGTTGGATTTATAAAAATTTGCAGGGATAATGTTGACATTATAAAAAAATTTAATTATACTGAAAATATATTAGACATAACAAAATCAAAATTTAAAACCATTATTTCAAATAATCGTTTCGCTAAAGAGTTGCAACCAGTATTGGTCGATAATAAGTTTTCTATTCAACTTACAGAAAAATTTAAATTACACATGTTAATGAAGTACAATGAATGTATTTTGGATAAAGACTTAAAGTTTAATTGGAAAACAATAGGAGGATATGTAGAATTTACTTCGGAAGAATTTTTAAAATTATATAAAAAAACTCAACGACATATTCAAAATTTATTTGATCTTGAAATAAGTTTACATAAAAATATTGATGAATGTGAGAGTATAGAATCTTTGATTCTATTGGATTTAAATATAACTTGTGATGATAAAATTATATTATGATATCAAAATATTTAAAATTTAAAAATATAATAGACCAAATAAATCCAACTATAAATGAAGAAGAACTTAAGAATGATATTAACAACCCTTATTACCATTTAAAGTCTTCTGATCAATCTTCTTTTTATTATTACTATAGAAAATTATTTGATGATTATGAGATACAAAAAATATTAGCAATATGCGATAAACTTCCTAAAACAGAAGCAACTTTAGGATCTGCAAATAAAGTAGATAAAAGTTATAGAGAATCTACATTATCTTGGGTTCCTGTAAATAATGAAACACATTGGATATATCAAAAACTTTCAAAATGTATTAATGAAGTTAATGAGTTATTTTTTCAATACGAATTAACTAAAATTGAAAAATTGCAATTTACTCGTTATTATGGCAATCAAAAAGGATTTTATGGACCACATATAGATTCCAATTTTGGTCACTTTGATGAGAATAGAAAATTAACGTTCGTTATGCAGTTAACTGATCCTAGAGAATATGAAGGTGGAGTATTGAAACTTCATTTTGGAAGAGATGGTGATTGTGTGGAAAAAGAAAAAGGTCTTATTACATTTTTTCCTTCTCACGTTTTGCACGAGTGTACTCCAGTAATTTCTGGGACTAGATGTACTTTAGTTGGTTGGATTCATGGACCAAAATTTAAATAATAAAATAAAGTTTAAAGAAAATAATTATCAAATTATTGAGAATTTTATAGAAGAAGATTTCATTGAATTTATTCAGGATTATTATTCTTTAAAAATCAATTCTGGTTCATATACTGTAGATAAAAATAAATTTACTTACGGGTATTGTTTTCATAATGAAAATTTGATGGAAACAATACTTCAAAATTCTTGTGAGGCAATATCAGAACTTATAGGAATTAATTTACTCCCTACATATTCTTCTGTACATTTTCATATGAATGGTGATTCTTATGAAAATGTACAAAATGAATCTAGTGAAATATCTGCAATACTTTTTTTAGGTCAATCAGGAGATGCTCAAGATCCAATTTATTTTAAAAAATCTAAATCTAATATAAAAGAATTAAATTTAAATAAAGGAGATCTTCTTATATACAGAAATTTAAATTTTAATTGTTGGAGAGATCCAGTAAAAAGTAAATGGTTATTAGAATCTGTTTTGAATTTTGTAGATTCTGACGGACCATATAGTGAGTTCATTTACGATAAAAGATCTTATTTGGGGTTTAATAAATAATTGTGCCAATCTATAGAAAACAAAATGAAAGCTGAAGAAATGATTGAAACTCTCACAGAGAGATATGAATCTTTAAAGGAAGAACTTATTATAATGGAAAAAGATTTTAATATTAAAAAAGAACAATTTATTAGAATTCAGGGTGCAATTGATGCATTAAATGAATTGGATAAATAGTTAAAACCCAATTTGCAAAATGGCTGCTGTAAGTATAGTTAATCTTGTAATTCATAAGGGTACTAACTTTGAAGAGACTTTTTATTTTACTGAAGAAGATGGATACGGATTAAATTTATCTAATACTACTGCTACTGCTAGATTAAAAAAACATCCATCATCAAAAAATTATTATTCATTCACTACTACTCTTACAACTTCCAATAGTACCATTAAAGTAGGAATGGCATCAACAATTACATCTACTCTTCCCAGTGGACGTTGCGTTTATGATGTCGTGTTAACAAGTTCAGGTGGTGTTAAAACTAAAATTGTAGAAGGAAATGTACTCGTTCAGGAGACAGTATCGATATGATCTACAAAGTTACAGTAAACAATAATAATAAAAAAATAAAAGCAGTAGTAAAATCAGACATAAATATGGCAAGGAAATTAGAAGAGCTTTTAGACGTTGATGTTTCTGGTGTTAGTGATAAATATGTATTAATGTATGATTCGGTTACAAAAAAATATAGAGCAGTAAATCCAGATACAGTTCTCTCTGCTGCATCAACTACCGAATCTACTCAACCTGGTTTGCCTTCTAATTTTATAAATCAATTGGATAATGATCTGGAGGATCGCGTTGATCTAGATGCTGGAAGCTTTTAATATTCTAAATAATATTATATTATAACAAACATAAAAAGATGCCTGCACCAGTACTTCAGTTTAAGAGAGGTAATGCAGGAGTAGCAGGAACCGTACCTGCACTCCGTCCAGGTGAACCCGCAATTTCGTTAAACAACTTTGATTTCTTTATTGGTATTGATACCTCTGTAGCAAATAACAAGTTCTTCGGTTCCCACCGCTACTGGGGAAGAGAAGATGGAACTAACGCACTCAAATTAAAGTTAGTTGATAAAGACGGAACTAATAGTATCAATCTTAAAGCACCAAATACTCTTGCAGGTGTTACAACTTATACCTTCCCAGCAACTCCAACTGCCGATTATTATTTAAAAACAAGTGCAGATGGAACTTTATCTTGGGCTGCAGTTTCTCAAAGTTCATTTGCAGGTATTGTAACATTTACCGATACTACTGATAATACACTTGGAGATCCAAATAGTGGTGCAATACAGATTGATGGTGGTTTAGGTGTCAATAAGAACGTTACAGTTGGTGCTGGACTTTCCGTAGTAGGAGAGGTTCTTGTTGCGGGAGTCTCTACTTTTGCACAATCCATTACTGGTACTATTAGTACGGCAACTAGAGCACAGACAGTTGATACCACGACTGCACCTAATGGAACTTTTTATCCCGGTCTGTTTTATAATAGTGCTGGTACTGCTTCAACTGCAGTATATGTTGATTCTGGTATTTCATATGTATCAAACACAGATACTCTCACATTAACTGGTGATATTGCAGTTAATGGTGGAGATGTAACAACATCTGCTGAGACATTTAACCTTATTAATCAAACTGCAACTAATGTAAACTTTGCTGGTACAGCAACAGCACTCAATATGGGTGCTGCGACTGGTATTGCAACTATTAATAATCAAACTCTATCATTACCTAATGCAACTACAGTTAATGTTAATGGAGAAAACCCAACAATTGCTGGTTCTTCAACAGGCACATTAACTCTCTTTAATACCAACCTAACTTCAGTTAATGCTTTCCAAACAGCAACTGATATTGTTTTAGCGGCAACTACTGGTATTACAACCGTAAGAAATACATTAAGAGTTGGAACAACTGGTGTAGGAATAACGCAATTCTCTAGTTCAGTATCTACAGGAACTTCAACTTCTTCTGTTCCTACTTCCTCTGCAGTTATTGATTATGTTGCAACTCAAATTGGAAATGTTGATTTAACTCTTGATCTTGCTGCCGGTACAAATGGTTCCGGAACCGGCAATGTAGGTACAGGTCAAACACTTACATTCAACGGCACAAACAACGAAGTAGATGTAGTTGTTTCAGGTCAATCAGTAACTTTTGGTCTTCCTAATGCAGTTGTTGTTGGGACTTCATTAAGTGCTCCAACTATTAACACTGCTACTGTTCAGCACAGCAATGGTACTGAAGCAATCACCATTGATAGTAGTGGTAATGTTGGTGTTTCAACTAACTTAACCATTAGTGGCAATCTCTATGTCAATGGATCTACAACTCAAGTTAATACTACTTCTCTCACAGTAGAAGATCGTACTATTGAACTTGGTAAAGTTGATGGTGCAGTTTCTCCCGATAATACTACTTGGGACTTGGGTGTTCTGTTTAATTATAAAACATCAACTGTTGCAAAGAAATCTGCAGTTATTTGGGAACATACTGATAGTAGATTTAAGTTTGCAAGTGTTCTTGATGCAGATGCTAATGGAACTGATAAAGATACGCCACAATTAACAATTACAAATAACAGTGGTTATGCACCAATTGAAATTCAAGCACTCTGGATTAATGACTGTGCTGGTCAGTCTCAAGTGATTTCTTGTACAGGAACTACAAGGTACTTAGAGAACATCACGGTTGATGCGGGAACATTTTAATAACTAAATCATAAGTTCTAAATAGAGGAGTTTAATACACTCCTCTTTTTTTATGTCTGAAGATGATCTGAAAGCAGTTCTTTCAAAATACCAACAAAAAGCATTTGAACTTTATAATACTAATATTGTATTAGAAACTCAAGTAGAAAACCTTAATGCAACTGTAAGCGCATTAAGTGCAGAACTTGAAAAGTTACGAAAACCAAAAAGAGGAGCAAAAGTAGAGGAAGATTTTCAATAAATAATAGAAACTCTTATATAAGAGTTTCTACGGTTCCTACCAATATGAGGATGAATGTCTGATCCCAAAATCAGGTTTAAACGGTCTTCTGTACCTGGCAAAATTCCCAACGAAAATCAACTTCCTCTTGGGGAAATAGCTTTAAATACTTACGACGGAAAAATATTCGCCTCTAAAAATGTAGGAATAGGAACAACAGTTTTTGCAGTCAACCCGTGGAATGTTGGTACAGGAACTGATGTTTATGATATTAATTTTACAGCAGGTAATATTGGTATTGGTTTAACACAACCAACATCAAAACTTACTGTAACTGGTGATGTTAATATTTCTGGTGTCCTTACTGCAACCTCATTTTCTGGTTCTGGTGGTAATCTCACTGGTATTGTAACTTATATCACTGCAGGATCTGGAGTTTCAATTAGCCAATCCACAGGAAATGTAACCATTTCTGCAACTGGAACGGGTGGAATTTCTGGCGTCCAAGTTCTTTATAACAACATAAATATTGGAACAGCATCTACATCATTAAATTTTCAAGGTACAGGTATCTCTTCTGTAACTTCGAGTTCGGGAGTATCCACCATTACAGTAGATCTACAAAGTAATCTTGATGGGGGATCTCCAAGCACAAATTATGGTGGGATTGAATCAATAAATGCAGGAGGAATTTAAATAAAATGGCAACTAGAATTCAGTTCAGAAGAGGCAATGCTAGCGAATGGACATCAGCAAATCCCGTACTTGCTGAGGGAGAACTTGGATTAGAACTTGATACTGGTAAATTTAAAGTAGGTGTTGGTACAACATCCTGGAATAGTCTTCCATATTCTAGTGGAACTCAAGGAACCACAGGTACTCAAGGAACTATAGGTACTCAAGGCACTGAAGGTGCTCAAGGAACTATAGGTACTCAAGGAACTATAGGTACTCAAGGTGCTACTGGAGCAGGTACTCAAGGAACTATAGGTGCTCAAGGAACCACAGGTACTCAAGGAACTACAGGTACTCAAGGAACTACAGGTACTCAAGGAACTACAGGTACTGGCACTCAAGGAACCACAGGTACTCAAGGAACCACAGGTACTCAAGGTACAACAGGAACACAGGGCATTCAAGGCACCACAGGCCCAGTAGCAGGTTCTGCAAATCAAGTTGTTTATAAAGATGGTTCAAATAATCCAACAGGTTCTGCTAATCTCACTTTTAATGGAACAGAATTAGTTACTCATACACTAACTGTTCTCAACAATACTGATATCAACGGCAATTTAAATGTTGATGGAAGTATTACAATTGGCGGAACATCAGCACAACTCAACACTCAACAACTTACAGTAGTTGATGCTGACATTGTTCTTGGTATTGGTACTTCATTCTCACCAACTGATGCAACTGCAAGTCATGGTGGTATTGCCATTGCATCAACTGAAGGAACTCCTCTTGTAAGTCTTGCTATTGGTGGAGAAACCAACCCAGACACATATAAGAAAATTATGTGGTTTAGAGGTGGTGATATTGGTGCTGGTATTACTGATGCTTGGTTATTTAACTATGGTGTAGGTATTGGTTCTACACAAGTTCCTAATGGAGTCAGACTTGCTGCAGGTGCAGTTCAAGTCTGGGATAATAAACTTGATGTTAGTGGTGATATTGATTTTAGTGGAACTTTCTATCAAAACGGAAGTCCATTTGTAGCATCAAGGTGGACTGCTGGAACTGGTGATAATATCTATAGATTAAATGGAAATGTCGGCATAGGAACTACAAATCCTCAAACAAAACTTGAACTTAATGGTGTTCTTGGATTTACAGGTAGTAATATAAAAATTGGTAATAATATAACTGGTGAAAATATTTCAGGTGGGACCGATAATATTCTTATAGGAACAGAAGCAGGACGTTATTTAACTGATGGTACTGGTAATGTTCTTATTGGACCATCAGGACCATCAGGAACACCTGGTGTAGTTCCTGCCTTGGTTGGTTATAGTGACAATAATAGGTTAGTTATTGGTTCAGGAAATACTGCTTGGATTTATGGTGATAGTTCTTATCATCTTAATATTAATGAAGTATTAAAATTTAATGATGATGTTTCTGCAAAATATAATATATTCCTTACCGGAGCGGATAAAACTACATTATATGACACATCTAATAGAGGTAATAAAAATATATTTTTGGGGTATGAAGTAGGACTTAATGACAGTAGCGGTAGTTACAATACATTTATAGGTGAGCGTGCAGGATATAATAACTATGGTGGAAATGGCAATATCTTTATGGGGGGTTCTGCAGGATTTTCTAATACTGGTGGATATAGCAATACCGTTATTGGCCCTGGTGCAGGATATGATAACACTGATGGATTTTACAATATCATTATAGGTAGATGGGCGGGAGTTTATAATAATGGTGGATATAACAATACATTTATAGGTAATCGTGCAGGATATAATAACAATGGTGGTTTTTCCAATACATTTATAGGTGATGAAGTAGGATATAATAATACTGGTGGTGTTTCCAATACATTTATAGGTGAATTTTCAGGATATAATAATACTGAAGGAACTTATAATATCTTTATAGGTTCTCAATCAGGATTTAATAATACTGATAATGGTGGATCCAATTTATACAATATCGGTATAGGTGTTGCTGCAGGATATAATAATCAAGGATCTAATAATATCTTCTTTGGAAATAATGCAGGAACTGCTAATACCTCTGGAAGTTATAATGTTGCTATTGGCGATCTTGCAGGATATTATCTATCTAGTGGTAGTGGTAATGTTCTTATTGGTCCATCAGATATCAGTTATGGTCCAACTTCTTATCCTCCTATTCCCGATGGAAGTAATCAGTTAGTTATTGGTTCAGGAAGTACTGCTTGGATTTATGGTAATAGTTCTTATAATGTTGGCATAGGAACCACAAATCCAACTGAAAAATTAGATGTTAACGGAAACTTGAGAATTCGTTCTGGTCTTAATGATTTTTATAATAATGTAGGTGTTGCTGGGTCTATTCTTGTATCTACCGGTGCTGGAGTAAGTTGGACTACTCCATTTGCTGCTGGTATTCAGGGTCTTCAAGGAACTACAGGTTCTCAAGGAACCACAGGAACTCAAGGTACAACAGGAACTCAAGGTACAACAGGAACCCAAGGAACCACAGGAACTCAAGGTACAACAGGAACTCAAGGTACAACAGGAACCCAAGGAA